GTGATCGGGGCGGCAGCGCCGACACCCTGAAAGCGACGTAAGTCTCTGAAAATACGCAGAAAAACGAAACCCGCCCAATAACCGGACTCGGTTAGTGGACGGGTCTGTCTTTTTTAAATGGTGGAGGACACGGAGCCTTACACCAATTCGTTCTCCAAACAAAAATACATCCACAAACCCTGCTTATTCAACACCTTACTGCAGATCAAATCCCTTCAGCCTGCCGGACTCCGAGAGAAATTTAATTCTCTACATTTTCCCGAAACAGAGAACGGACGTGGGTTCGATTCCCGATTGAATACCCGACGGTGTGTTTTACAAACCATGTCTTGTTGTTAACCTTTTGGTGGGTATGGATCGTTCCCGTGACTGTCTTTTCTTTGGATCTTTCCATCTTTCCCATGGATAACAAACTCAGTCCCTTGGTTCTGGCTGATCTTGCGCCCGGCATCGACGGCATCCTGCTTTTTGTCAAAGTGGCCGCTACTGCGGGTCGCTCCGTCTTTCTTAACATCCCAGCCGCCATCGGCGTTTGGGACTACATGATGTGAACCTGCTTTTTTAGTCATAGTGACCTCCATTTTATATGTTGTGAGAAATTAACTGCTTCGACAGCTCCAACACATCCATCGGCCAAAAGCATTCCGGGCGTGGATGGCGTACTCGCGGATGTCCGGCCTCTGGGCGGCAGTTTTGCAGGCAGTCGAGCCATTGGACCGGAATAGACTCCCGACCGCATACAGCGCCTAACAGCGCCCCGCAAATGGCCGCGTTGGTGTCGGTGTCACCTCCGCGCATGATGGTATCGACAACACCGGTCTCGAGAGTCTGAGCATGGAGCAGCTGATACAGAGCATTCTGAAAAGCGATCATTACCCAGCCTTGTTGGTGGACATAGTCCGCTGGCGGCTCTTTGGCAGCCTTTTCGATGGTATCCAGCAAAGCAGATTCAACGGACATGCCTGCTGCCCACTGCCTGATGTGCTGGTATAGCTCTTTGCGGTCGCATCCGGATTGAATGGCGTGAGCAATCCCCATGGCAAACAGCGCGTTCGCCTGCTGACAGATTAGGTTGGGATGAGTAAGCGCCGCATCCTGCATCGCCCATTCAGCCACCTGATTCAGTTCAAATCCGGCTCCGAAGATTCCGAGCGGGCTGATCCGCATCATGGCTCCATTGGCCTGACTGTCCGGGTTTGGATTTCCACGAAGCCCGGCCGAAATGGTCATGCCGCAATCAAACGGATCGGAACTCAGCCAGTATTGATATTCCTTGCGTGCCGCCTCTGGATCATACGAGCCTGTTTTCACCAGCATCCGAGCAAGGAGCAGAGCCATCTCGGAATCATCCGTTGGCTGACCGGCAATGGTATTCCATGTGCCGCCATCCGCCAGCTCCCGAACTCCATCAGGGTAGCTGCGCCGGATCTCATCCGGGGACTGAAACTCGACCAGACTTCCCAGTGCATCACCGGCAAGCTGGCCCAGCAGGCATCCTTGGGCTCTTGATGTGTTATCTATGCCCATGCAGCGATCTTCTCCTTAATCAGTATTTTCGACTGGATAGTATCAATGAACACACGACACTGTTCGCTCATAAGCCTGTTAAAATCAAGAGATGTATTGTCAGGGATTTTCAGGAAAAGGACATGAAACGGGATATCTTGCCCTTGCTGGCGAATGACATCTGAAATTAGCCCCTGAGTTTTATCCAGATTGAGTGCAGCCCATCTCTCTTCAGATATCGGGTAGACAAAGCCACACCCGTTTATCGAGGCCCCATTTCCATACTGCCCTATGTATGTGTGCAGCTGGAAAAGGTCTTCTCGCTTGACGCCGAATTGTGGGTCAAAGGCTTTATACTTCACATCAAAGACGTACAGACCTCCATCACTCTCAAAAACAAGGTCCGGTTCAAGTTTGCGCATGTAGCTGCCGAGCGCACCCGCCGGTATTTCATAACGTTGCTCGAACTTGCTAAGCAGCCGGACCCCATCACGCTTGATGAGTTTCCGGATGAAATATTCGAAAAGCATCGATATATCGAAAAAGAAGGCGCTCGAATCATGCTGGGAATCAAAATCAGAACCTTGCTGACTGATGACTTGCTTCGATAGGTCTATCAGCACGTTATAGTCGTTGTAGAAGGGATTGGTGAAATACGGTGTTCTCAAAATTTCCTGTCGGGATCTTTTCACACCTTGATTAGCGGTCAGAAACGCATTGTAGACATTCCTTGTACGCTGGCAAAAAGAGTAATGCTCAACTGCCTCATAGGCTTTGATGAAAAGTGAGGTCGCGGGACTGTCGTAGCTGTGTTCACGGTAGGAGCACAGGTATTTGCCGGAGGTTTTGTTTCGGAAGTAGTCAACCGCATCGATTGTTCCGCGAACGCGGGATATCCGATCATTCTTTGTAATGTAGGTCTTGGGAAGTCCCAGCCGGTAAGCCCTCTTGAACTTGATATTCCAAAGATATGCAAGGAGCCACTCATATCCATCACCGTGGCTTTCGCCGCCAATGTTTTCCAGTTCGAGAAACCCGTCTGCATCGGCAATGATGTACTGAAGGAAAGCATCACCAAACCGGGAGCTGATCTTCAGGGAATAATCGCCACGTTTGACAAACCCAATCAGATTGCCTGTGTTGAGATTGAAGTTTCTGGCATCCGTACCGGTTACACCTATAAAGCCGCCGTCGGTGTTGTGTTCGTAATCTTCATCATTGAAGAGGATGAGTGCATCGGCAATGTTGTCATTCAGCGTTTTTTCGACATCACGAGAAACCGAATTCAAAAAATGCCAAATAGCAGACTCGTCGTTATGAGGATAGGTCCATTGGCCTTTTGATTTGGTGCTGAGGGTAATCGATTCACCCAAACGCCTATTGGTCAAGGTGCCTTGATTGACCAAATAAGACTGGTTATCGACCAGACTCCCGTTCTTTATGATATCGAACAGCCACACGATTTAAACCCCGAATGCCTTTCCGAAAGAACCGATGAGCTCAGCCTCCTTGCCGGTACCGCGTAGGTATTCCTGCAGCAAAGGCCGGATGCAATCATCCCAGACACGCTCTCTTACTTCCGCAACCGTAAGGCTAGTGGCATATTTCAAGTTCATCAAATAGGCATGGCCGATTTGATAATCATGGCCCAACAAAGGCTCCTTGGCTATCTGGGTGTTCAGCCGTTCAAGGTTGTCCGCCAGAGGGACCCAGGTTTTGCAAAACTGGTTCAGATGGTATCTCAACAGCCCTGTATCCGGCGTTACTTCTTCCCAGCGGAATCTGCGTCGGAGAGCGAAATCAAAACTTTCCACGCTTCGGTCAATCGTGTTCATCGTTCCGATCAGATAGATGTTTGACGGAATGAAAAACAGGTACCCTTGATCGGTCTGAAGCATGCCAGTGTGCTCGTTATTCAGATTGGCATATTGGGTTTTGACGCTGCCCTTAATGCCTCGATATTCCAGACAATACATCAGTTCACCAAAAACCCGAGACAACTCAGCCCGATTCACTTCATCGATTATAAAGAAGAATGGTGGCACAGCATCAGATACCAGCTTGGATGCGTCTGAGATTTCGAAAATGTACTGCCAATGATCACCTGTTAATTTTTCTTGATGGGGGCGGAGCTCATCGATTGTGATTGATTCCCAGTCCCGATCAAGACCAAGGCTGCGAACATCAATTTCCCACTTACCAGCGTTTCGGCAGAATTCCTTGAAAACACCATTTTGCAGCGTCAGCTGCGCGGTTCCATTACCATCCAGGACGGGGCGTAAACCCTCCATGAAGTCTTCATAACTGAAAGAAGGATGGAATTGCACCAGCTCAATCTGGCTTGCATGTGTGAGACTACTGTTCGGGGCAAACTCCTCCTTCCAAATATCAAACAACAGCGAGGTCTGCTGGCGTGCTTGGTATGTCTTCCCGGTTCCGGGAGCACCGTATTTAACGATTTGCTTTTTTAGGCTGAATGGATTGGACAGGTTTTCATAAAGCACCCAGACAAACTGGCTCAGATAAAACTCATCCGTTTTATTGTCCTGAAGTTCATCGCTGAACTCGTCTTTGATGATCTTCAGCAGGAATATGTTTTTTGAAAACCAATCCTGATCCTCTTCTGCCGGATATGCCGGGATAATTCCTTCACGTATAAGCCAGCTGAAGACCTGATTAAACTTACCGGAATCAACAGTAGTGGAGACTTCGATCGTGCAGGCTGCTGCCACACGATTTACAAGAACTGGATTGTTGGACTTGCCTTGGGCAGACCATGCATCGTCAAATTTTCTGAAGTTCTCTTTGTTGGGAGTCAGGATAAATTCTTCCAGCTCGGATATGAAATCCTTGTTTTTGATGAAAGCCTGAAAGTTTTCGTTGCTTAAAACAGACTGACCACGAGAAGCGATCCCGTTACTTTTTTCATAGAGGAGCTGCTTCAGGAAAGCCTCATCAGTTTGAGACAAACCCTCTCCTGATTTGATGCGTTCACGGATTTGCCCGACCTGACCGTAAAACTCACGATAGGCATCATGCCAGCCTTTGACTTCGTGTTTCCGGTTTTCAATCAGGTATTTGTAAAGATTCTTCAGTCTGCTTTTCATTTCAGCCCCTTATTTTCTAAATCGTTCTCTTTTTCAGCGATCGGCAGTTCCTCCAGCTCGAAAAGGTCGTGTGACATGCGGCGGACACCTATGTTGTATTCCATCAGAAGTGTGACCAGCTGTTCGCCATTCATGAGGCCCACTGGCGTTTTATCCGGCTGATTGGCCTCCTTGATAGCACCGGTGCTGAAATCACTGGTGGTAATGATCAATCCCTGTTCATGGGCACCAAGGCTGCCGCGCACCTGTTGAACGGTCGGGCTCTGGATATTGCCTTTCCAGCGTTTGGCCTGAACAGCCATCTTTATGCGGACCACATCGCTGATCAGCAGCGTGCCCCGGACATCAATACCGCCATCGCCGCCGTACTTGGTCACCTCGATGCTTTCAAAACCCATCTCAGCCAGCAGTTGACCAACAAGCTCCTCGAATTGTGCCGGGCTCAGATCCATCAACTGGGAAAGCAGCTTTTTCCGGATCTCTCGATTGTGCTTGGAAATTTGATACGGCAGGCCGGTTCCCATCCATTTGACGAGGCTGTAATACCCGGGTGATGTTCGAACAAACCGTCCGGGCTCACCACTGGCTTTTGCCCGTTTGAGTTCCGTCACCAATTGAGCGTTCATCGTCGCTTCGGGAGTCTTGCCGGAGGTGTTCAACCAGCCCTGACTCATGGCCTTGTCAGTAATGTCCCGGTAATGCATGGAGTTCCGATTACCAAACTGATCCAGCACCTTTTCAGCAGCATCTAGAAATGAATACGTATCCTTCGAGCTGGCCAAGGTGCTCTCGCTTTTGGACTCTGGTTCCTTTGCATCGCAAACAGCAATAATTTGAGTGTCCCGTAGGAAGAACGTCTGCGGCGCAACCTTCACAAAGGTCGACTGGTCCCCATGTTTTTTGATATCCGAGTAAAGGCGGGCGCTGACAGTGGCCTCCGGCGTTTTGCCGTCGCTTGACCATAGACCAGCTTCCATAATCCGTTCGGCGATCTCTTTGGCATGGAGAGGCTTTCCAGCGTCCTTTAATATCTGTATGGCTGCGTCTTGAACGTTCATGGGGAGCGCCCTCTATTGCTTTTCAAATACTTCGATCAAATTGCCATCAAGATCATGACATCTAAAGAAACGTCGCTTTGACTGCCCCCAGCACTCCAACGGAGTGATTACCTGAATACCTCGCTCCATGATCCAGTGATACCGGTTTTGAATATCAGTAACTTCGACGTAGAGCAGGCTGCGGAATCCTTGGGATTGAAATTCCTTGCCATAAGATGCCGGTGCAAGGACGAGCCCCTGATAAAAAACAACAACATCCTTGGACTGTTTCTTGATCGTCAGTCCCAGCAGTTCTTTGTAAAACCACACTGACTTTTCAATGGACCCCACAGGTAATTTCGGCCCTAAGTTAAGCCTATCTGCCTGCACGACTCCTTGAGGTTGATTAGGCGAGGTTTGCTTGGTTGACGGCACGGTTTCTGGTGCCCTTTGCTGGCTCGCAAAGTTGCCCTTGGAAATTTTGTTGATATAGATTGTTTGGCCTTCAGTGGTGATAAACCGTCTAAATTCAACTTTATACTTACCGCTGCGGCCTATTTGATCTTGCCCGCAATTGACCTTTGCTATTCGACCATCCGGGAGCTTTACTTCGCTCGAGTCGGGGGCAGATACAACATCATCGACCCAGTTCTTTAGTGCCGTTCTTTTGACGGGTTCATAACTTGACATACTCTCAGTCTGACGAGTGCTAAGCTTCAGGGCTGTTTTTTCAAGATAGCTGCAATCTTGAATTCCACTCTTCATTGATGATAGCCAGTCTGAACCATTGATACATCCCAGCAAACCACCGGCCATGGATGCAATAGTGTCCGTGTCAGAACCAATCGCAAAGGCAGCCTTGATCACGCCGTTGATTGGATCTGCGGCGTACCGTGAAGCAAGATATACAGAAGCTATTGCAGCGACTGTACCGGCCCCGCTAATCTGCTTATTGAAACACTGAAGCTTTTCGAGGGCATCATCATCAAAGCTCAACGCTCCTCTGGAAAGTTCTGATTTACATATATCCAGATATTTAAGGATTTCTTCCTTTGTCGAGAGCCAGAGTTTTTCATAATCTTTCAAATGCTTTTGGGCCTGAGCCAGCCACTCTTGAGAAAATTTGCCCTGAGATGGTATAGGCGACCATGCTGCTTCATTTGCGATTATTTCTTCGATTAATTCTCCATAACCCAGCTTCGCTTCTTTTCTTAAAGATGCCCAGAGTGCATACCCATAAACCAGAGCGCCTAATAAAGCCCTTGGATGCCCGTGTGTTGTAAGCCCATCCATAAAAATGGAGTTGGCTACTTTGCCGAAGTCCTCATCGCAAAGATGAAGAGCATGTGGTAAAGCACGCATTGCAACGCCATTACCGCCTGCATCAAAGTATCTTTTTACATCCTGCGGTTTTCGGTTTGGGTTCCAAGGCTCAATTCCATCCTGCCAGGAATCGACCGCTCTTTTTGTAGCACCGCCACCACCACGCTCATATAGTGACCAGAAAGGCAGCTCAACCTGAGTGTAAAATTCGAACCATTTTTCACCCTTCAGGAGAGACCTGCTCAGGCAAAGAATAAGTTGTGTATCGTCGCTGTATTCACCCGCTTCAATAATTTCTTCATGAGGAAAAAAGCGACCGCCAGATCGGCGAGTCCATTTCCTAAATTCATGGAGGCGGCCTTGTGGTTGTTGTGGTGCTTTTGATTTGCCGACTCGTTCGTTCGGCCACCCCAGCGCATCGCCACAAGCTGCCCCCAACATAGCACCGACAGCTTTGCCGGATTTAAACTTTGTTGGCATGTTATCGGCCATGACGACCTCCGTTTCTATACAATGTTTCTGTTGCTCTAACTCCTTGTTGAATCAAGCCGGAAAGCGTTGTTCGCTTAAAAAAGTCCGGAGCAATGTAAATTGGCTTATCTATTGAAATCCCTTGCAGGTTTAACCGGCAGATCTCCCGCTGTGCCTGTTCCTCCGACTGAACAGCTATGCCTGTGATGGAATCCAAAGGTATAGGATCTTTCAGCAACACTTCTGCTTGAATATCTGTCGGTGCTGCAGGCAAATGCCTTGATGGGCGAGAAAAACTAATTCCGGGAGACGTGACGGCATAAAGCGACCTAAATCCCTGAATACCTGTCTGTATGTATCCACCACAGGATCTGGCTGCATTGCACGGGCAGAAGCATGTGTCTGGGTGCCAGAGATAACTGGGCTCAATCAGCAAAACCACCCAGTCCTTAAACAGGTGGTCATGCTCCCTGACTTTGACGAAATAATAGGTGTTCGGATATTCGATTGAACAGCAGATCAGATCGTCTCTGCCGTCATAGCGATCCGGGTCCGTCGGGTTATGAGGCATATCATGACTTTGAAGAGTCCTTGTTGAACAAAGTCCAAAAGGGTCGTCAAAAATGTGTGCCAAATTCCGAGACTGAGTAAAGTGGCACAACCTTGTTATGCCTCGACTATTACAATCCTGCTGAATCTGATTCATGGACGGACCTCCTGATAAAGGTTCCCATCCACCGGCAGCAACGAGGTCAATTCATTGTTGTAAAGTAGGATCAGATTCGTTTTTGCCCGTGTTACCGCAACATAGAGCAAGCGGCCGTCATGAGTCAGGGCATCTTCCTCTCCATGGGATGCCACATGGTCTTTATCCGGTAAATTCTCAGAATCCAGAAAAGGAAGAATGACCATGTCGAACTCAAGCCCTTTGGCCGAGTGATAGGTTCCATGATAGATACCTGGCCCATCATTCCATACCGTCAATTCACGGTGCAGACGAGTAGCACCTGCACCCAGTTGTGAACTGAATACCTTTTCCTGTTCCCTGTTTTTTACAAGGATGGCAACGCTCTGTGTCGTTGAGACATTTCTTGCAGCCTTCAGAGCGAGCTCTACCTGTTGAGTTTCATTGCTGCATTTAGCAAGGGTGGGCAGTGCTCCGTCGGCACGAGGCGATGTCGGCTCAACTAAGTCCGGGATGTCATTGAAAAAAGGCATCCGGGATATGGCCAACCCGAGTTGAGCAATCTGTTTGGTATTTCTATAATTCTCTTTGAATAGCCACTGCTGCGGAATGTTTAAGCCCGATGAACGCCAGCTCATCCTCTGACCGTAAATCTGCTGAGCTACGTCACCGAAAAATGAAAGGGAGCCATCCTCTGGTATAGCAGCAGCCAAGGAACGAATCATCTCAGGGGAAAAATCCTGCCCTTCATCAATAATGATGTGCTTATACATTCGAGTTGAATCGTCATCCTCGAATTCTTTCCGCACATGCAAAGCAAGATCATCCCAGTCATACATATTGCCGGTTTGATTGCGTAGTTCGACATACTTCTCGAGGATTTCATACATCACCGGCCGCAGTTTCCGAGACAGGTTGGTTCCAATACGTCCAACACGATCAACCTTTACATATTCATCACTCGATGTGATTCCATGACTGAAAATCCACTGGATTTCATCCATAAAGAATTCTATTGGCCGCTTGAAGAATTTAGATGGCTCGTATTCCGACTCCACAGCCTTCACCGCTCGTGAGATATATCCTCTCCGCTCATCTGGGTCGCTACAGATGCAGTTGAACCGCATCTTCCCCCGGACATTCAAATATCCCCGGGCAAAGGTATGATAGGTTTCAATCTGGACATTCCTTAATTCAGCTGGCTTGAGATACTTCAAATAAGTTACCAGTGCCTTATTGAACGTCAGGAGCAGAGTCTTACCTGCATGTGGCATTGATGGCTCTGACAAATACGCAGCCCTATACAAAGCGAGGGTTGTTTTACCGCTGCCAGCAGTTCCCAAAACGGCGGAATGGCCGGTAGCAGGCATGTACAATACCTCTCGCTGCTTTTTGATTGGCTTTGGTAAATTCCCAGTCATCGCTATTTAGCCCCCTGATATTTTTTGAAGTTTTCAGCCTGCTCGAAGATCTCTTTATAGACCTCGTCGCGGTCAACAGGAGGGTATTTGTGCTTGGCAAGAAGGAGGATCAGCTCGACCTTCAACTCGGCTTTAATATCGTCACGCTCATTCCAGTCGGTAAATCTGGATTTGTCATCAACGACTTTCTTAACCTCCTTGGCAAGGCCCAGCAGTTTGTCTTCCGGGTACTCAAAGTCATACTTGATTGCCAGAGCCAGCAGAATGTCATAAAAAGCTTTTTCCTCGAAATCTATGCCGAGGTCACCGAAGGATTCCTTTTCCTTTTTGAGTGCATGGAACAAATCGATAATCTCATCGGTGAAGTCTTCCAGTACGTTACTGACCAGAACATCCTGTTCCTTGCGCTCGTTGTATTTCTCCACAAGGGCTTTGAATTTCTTTGAGAAGTCTGTCCCTTTGATCTTGTTGACCTTCTTGAAGTCATCGATCGCTTTGGCCAGCAGCTGCTGTAGAAGTTTTATCTTGGTGTTTGGCAGCTTTATCTTTTCGATCTTGGCAAGGTAGTCATCATCAAAAATGTCGACTTCCTTGCCATGGTCTTCACCCATTTTGAAGATCTCTTCAACGCCGTCACTTTGCAGGGCTTCTTTTATCATCTCGCGCACACGGGCATTCATTTGTGCCGTGTCAGGAGCATTGCCCTTTGTCAGCTTGAATACGATGGATCTTACGGCGAGGTAGAAATGGATATGATCACGTTCGGTCTGGCTGAAAGCCTCGCTTCCACAACAGATGTCATAAGCGGCCTTCAAACGCTTAACCAAATACATGAAGCGCTTTTCAATTTCCTGAGTCACTTGAACAAATTCGGCCGCCATATTCAGGCATTCCAACTGTTGAAGCGGGGAGCCGGAAAAGTATGCGGTCTTATCGAACTTGTGAAACAGCTTGCCGAGCAGATCTAAATGGTCTTTGACAACAACAATGGACTGCTCGATCTCTTCAAAGTTTGAACTGTCAGCTTTGGAATACTGAGCAAGTGCCTGATTCATCTGACGCTTGATGCCGATATAGTCGACTACCAAACCTTTTTCTTTGCCTTCAAATTTACGGTTAACGCGGGATATTGTTTGAATCAGATTGTGCCGTTGAATCGGCTTGTCGATATAGATGGTATCCAGAAACGGAACGTCAAACCCGGTCAGCCACATGTCAACGACTATGGCTATTTTGAAATTTGATTTCCCGTTTTTAAACTGCCTGTCCAGCTCCTTGCGGTAGTCCTTGTTCCCAAGAATGTCGTAAAGCTCCTTTGGGTCATCTTTGCCACGGGTCATGATCATTTTGATCCGTTCCATCGGCTTGATTTCCTTGCGTTCTTTCTCGGTCAGCTCAGCACCTTCTTCGCAGACCTTTATTTCAGCCCATTCCGGCCGCAGTGCGATAACTTCTTTGTAGAAGTCATAGGCAATCTGCCTGCTTGAACTGACAAACATGGCTTTGCCTTTTACAGTAGACCCCTCCGAAACCCGATTTTCATAGTGCTTAACAAAATCCTGAGCCAGCGCCTTGATCCGGTCGGGATCACCAAGAATGGCATTCATCTGGGCATTGGCCTTCTTGCTTTCCTCGATCTGATAGTCGGAAGCACCATCTTCCGCGCACTGGGCGTAGTAATCTTCTATCTCCTCAAGTTTGCTGTTATCCAGCAGCACTTTTGCAGCCCGGCCTTCGTAGACGATACGAACTGTAATCTCATCCTTGACGGATTCCGTCATGGTATAGGCATCGATTACCTCACCAAACACGTCCAGAGTGGCATCAATCGGCGTTCCGGTGAAGCCGACATAGGTTGCATTGGGAAGCGAATCATGGAGGTATTTGGCAAACCCAAAGGTGCGTGTAACACCATTTTCCGTAACCCGAACTTTCTGATCCAGATTGACCTGGCTTCGGTGGGCCTCGTCTGAAATGCAAATCACATTGCTACGATCCGTCAGCAACTCCGTATCTTCAGTGAATTTGTGAATCGTGGTTAGGAAAACACCGCCGCTGTTACGGCCCTTCAGTAACTCACGAAGGTGCTGGCGGCTTTCCACGCTGATGATGCTTTCATCACCAACATAACCTTTCGCATTGGTAAACTGCCCGGACAACTGATCATCCAAGTCGGTCCGATCCGTAATAAGGACGATGGTGGGACTGGAAAAATCCACGCTCTTCATCAACAACCGGGTCAGGAAAAGCATTGTGAAACTCTTTCCGCAGCCAGTAGCGCCAAAGTAAGTTCCACCTTTACCGTCGCCCTCGGGCCTGCGGTGCAGCTTTATGTTTTCATAGAGTTTTGTGGCGGCATAATATTGTGGATAGCGACAAACGATTTTTTCATCCTTTTTAGAGGTATCCGGGAAATAGATGAAGTTTCGGATAATGTCCCTGATCCGGTGCAGATTAAACAGCCCTTTGACCATGGTGTAGAGGGAATCAATGCCGTCTTTTTCAACAAGGTCTGTGCCATCGGTTTTTCGCCACGCATAGAAGAACTCATACGGGGCAAAGAAAGAACCGGCCTTATTATTGACACCGTCACTAATCACACAAATCGCGTTGTATTTAAACAGCTCTGGAATATCCCGGCGGTACCGAGTTGTCAGCTGAACATAGGCATCGTGGATGGTAGCCTCTTCACGAATGGCGCTTTTGAATTCAAAAACCACCAAGGGCAAACCGTTGATGTATAGGATGCCGTCCGGTATCCGTTTTTCGTATCCAAGGATTTCGAACTGATTCACCACCTTATAGATGTTGTGGGTGGCGTTGTAAGGGGCAACGTCCTCGGCAACGACGGTTTCGACCTCTGTCGGCTTCGGCTCGCGCAGTTCAGTAAGATCCCGATAATCGAGCAACTGGATATACAGATCTTTTTTGCTGCGGTCTTCACGCTTCAACAAAAAGCCATCGGAGACCATCTTCATGATGGCTTTGTTGCTTTCATATAGATCTGACGCGGAAAAGACCTCCAGCTTACGGACAACCGACTCAACCTCACCCGAGGTAATGTTATCGGCGGCATACCGCTTAAAAAGATATGCTTTTAAATCTTCCTTGATAAGAACCTCATTGGGTTCTCTTGCTATAGTTTGTCCAAGAACGTGCTCATAGCCTTCAACTTCCAGAAGCTCGATGATTGCAAGTTCTAATTTTTCCTCCGTAAATTTGGTGCTCATCTATCTTCTCCTGAAAGTATTTTCCAAATTCGCTTATATTCCTCTCCAGACAGAGATGATGTTTGTGGGACCGCTTTCTCCCACGCTGAAATATCAGATTGCTTCAAAAACGAGCGTGCATCCTGAACAGTGCGGTTCTCCTTGGACGCAGAATCTTTCATAACGCTACCGAGAGATTCAGCAATCGTCCTCGGTACAGAGTTCATGCGCAGCAAAACGCCTTCTTCTGACTGAACACCGTGATAAATCATTGCCGGAATCATGTTGATCTGGCGTTTCTCGGTATCAGACAGTCGATCAAAATCGATCCCGGACAAACGACTTAAAGCTGACATCCCCCAGGTTCCGTTATTCACCAGAGTTTTATAAATTGCCTTGCATGCAGCGGTTAAAGCCTTGGTTTGATCTTCGCCACCTTTGAAATAATCACGGGCGATTTCCTCAATGCTCTTACCGTTAACCCATGCTTTGGTGATGTCTGCTATCTGGCTGTGTTCAAGTCCCCGGTTGGTGATCTCCTCAAGGTTACCTTTGAGCTGCGGAATTCGCAGCATCACCCCATAGAGGTCTGCCATACCAGACTGCCCACCAAAAAGACTGTCAGGCTTCCAGTCATTAGCTGTCAGCTTGTTTTCCAGAGAATTGATTCCAGCCAATGCCCGACCAATACCTTCCGGAGAGAAACCTGTCATATCAGCAAGTGACGCATGCCCGGGGTTCTCTGAGAGAGTTCGAGCATATTTTTTGGTAACTTCCAGAAGCTTTTCTGCCTTCTGCTTCTGGTCAGGTCGGCTTTCAAGCCATCCATACCCGAGAGTATTACGGAGAAGTTGCTCTGTATCTGAAAGAACCGCATCAAGGTTTTTCTTTTCATTCCATAGATGCGCGACATAACAACGGAAATCCTCCCATTGCTCGTTCTGAAAAACAGACTCCAGATCATTCAGTTTTCCCGCCTGCTCAAGCTCATCAAGCATCTTCACCAGACGGGAAGCCAGTTCTCCAGTGGCCCGGGACACATATTCAATTATTTTCTGCGGCTCATTGCCCGCAGCAAGACCAACAACGCCAACACTATCGTGGTTCATGCGACCTGCGCGACCCGCAAGATTCCAGAATTCACGAGGTGACATTTCCTTTCCGTATGGATATTTATTCGAAGCCAGAAATACGGAGGAGACCGGGAAGTTTATGCCTTGAGCGATGGTTGTCGTTGCACAAAGCACCCGAAGTTTTCCCTCTTCAGCAAGCCACTCCATAAGGGCTCTAACTTCGTCAGACAGTCCGGAATGATGCACCCCGACACCGCAAGAAAGCATATCTATGAGCTCAAAATTGGCGCTGATTTCAGAGCGTAAAAAATTCTGAACCAGTTGGATTTCATCCGGAACCGGTGTAAATGGCTGCATAGTCTCACAGGTTTTCCGAGCCATGTTCCATACCCAGTCGGTATTATTCGCCACCGCAATACTGGTTCCGCGCTCGGACATAATTCGAGCCATTGCCGCAGTCTGCAGGGTCATTCCATCCTGCTTGCCCTTTTTTAGAACTTTGCTTTTAGGAACCTTTAGCGGTTTCACACCACCGACTGTGTGTTCACCGGATAGATGAATCGTCTTCGGTGTAGTGGTGAGCGTTTCATATTTCAGGTGCCATCCGGCATTAATGGAATCGTTAGCTTCCGCCTTGAACATGCCCACAATTCGTTCATTGGGCTTCCATGGTGTTGTTCCAAAGCTGATTGGCCGCCCGGCGTTAATATCCTGTGCAAGCCAGCGGGCAAGGACTTCCGGCTTTTCGACAAAGGGCATCAGCAGCAAAAAGTTGGCTGTGCTGCATTCACCTTTGATCGTCGCCAGCAGTAACTCGATCCGCAACCCACGGGTTTCATCTTCAATATTGTGTGCCTCGTCCATGACAACAAGAGCCAGAGGACGGGGCACTTTCTTGTTGCGAATAATGAGTTGAAGCTTCTCCGGCGTAGCAACTAAAACATCGAAGGCTTCCGCCTTTTCTGTTTGTGACAAAAGGTCTTCCTCAAAAGCATCGACCTCAATCGCACCGGTGAGCTGTTCTACCTTCACCCCGATTGGTTCAAAATCACGTCTGAGCCGTCGGGTAATCTGAGCGGTAAGCGCTTTTGTCGGAGCTACATAAGCCACCCAGCCTTTGCCGGACTCATCCTGATCAAACTGATTGAGAGCCTGTAATATTCTGAACTGGGCAAGCAGCGTTTTTCCGCCAGAAGTCGGCATATCTACGACGATAGCCGTCGCAGCCTGATCAAGAAGCCCTTGTTCCTGAATAGCGGCCCGCTGTGGTGGCAATAATTCAAACAAAGCCTGCTGCTTGGTCACTTCATTTACAAACTTCGTGACACGGGAATTGATTCGTCTTGCGACCCACCAAATGGAGTCCGCAACCATCTGGCGTCCGGCAATCTGTAACCAGCGCAACAATATTTCGAGTTGTGAATCGGCACTTGCCGCTGCTGCCTCGATTGCTGACTCAAAATGCTTGTTCAACAACGTGGTGACACCGGCCGGTTCACCTTGCAGCATATATTTGGCCTGAATTTCCGTCGCCTTGGCCCAGTGATACAAGCTGATGAGCCGTAGAGCCATGGCACGGTTTTCAGCATTACTGGAATCGCTCAGAACTCCGGCTTCATACTGCTTCTGGTCTTCTCTAAGCCCGGCAATGATTTCACGGATACGATCCAGATCATCCCAGCGTTTTTTTCTGAAAAGTCGAACCCAGCACTCGAACAAGCGGTTGAGCAAACGTCCATCCCAAGGCGCATTCGCAACAGAGGGCACCTGAAGAATTTGTTCGTTTTCGTTGTACCAGCGGCGCAGATCCGTCCATCGGTCTCCGCAGTAAGCCAATGAAGAGAGGTGCAGAATGTGGAAAATCCTCTGTTCGTCGGCAGCAGGGAGCTTAAAGAGCCTCCGGATTTCAAATGCCCGGTAAGCACCTGAAGCACATTGCTCTCTTAATTCATTCTCTGCCGAGGTCGGATTCAGGAAATCATTCAGTCCCTCAATGGCTGCCATCTCATAGGCCATGGCAACTCTGTCGAGCAGCTCATAATCAGACGGTGAAAATGTATAGTTGAAATGGATCTGAACGCCGACGGCCTTCTCCACGAGGAGACGGTTAGACAGCTCGACAGCTCGATTGATCTCTCCGTCGCCAATGGCCTGAATGGCCCAGTGCTGGTCAATTCTTTCCAGAGATGCTGTTGTTACGTTCATACAACACCTCCACTTCTACTGCTGACAACCTTATTGCTCAGTTGACCAATACTGTTCTGCGGCAAGTAAAGCGCCAGTAATTCGATCACCATATCCGCGTGTTGATCCTTGGCGAGCTTGGTCACGCGTGTGCGAAGGTCATCCTGATTTGGCTCCACATCACGAACCAAAAAGCCGAAAACACGGACATTGGTTTTGCTTTGAATGTAATTTTTGGCGGCCCGTTTGAACCGGTCTTCCCATGAGGACTTTTGGGCACGAAAACCAAGGTATCTAAAGATATCGTCCTTAATCTTCACATCGTCTTTCAGGTCCTCAAGCTGTTGTTTCAAGCCTGTACGACCGTGCATCACGCCGGGAGGATACTTGTTTTCAGTCGATGTCTTCACCTCACCGAAGGCAAAAAAGTCATCGGTACCATTGGATTGAAAGCCCACCAAATCAGCACCGGGCAGGCTGGAGCCGCTCTTGCGCTCGTCACGGCCATCCGGCCAAGGGAAGAAGCAGTCTTTTTGATCTACCAAATATGTCTCGGCCAGTGCTTCACCCACACGCCAGTCTTCCGGCGGTTTGGTATCGGACAAGATTCGTTCAACTTCGCCTTTTTCAAAATCGGTTTCAGCAAGGCCGGCAAGCAGCGCTTCGATATCCGCCTTACCGGAATCATCGTAGACCACTCCTGCAACAGAGCTGGACAATGCAGTGTCGAGCTCATCGGCAGAATAAGAGAAGCCGCATCCGGTTACCGGTGCGGTTCCTAATTGGTAATTGATGGTTCCGGCGGCTACACTCATTACTCAGTATCACCATTCTCTATGATTTCATCTTGAACGTCGTTATCTTTAAAAAGCATTAGTCGAGCAGAGTGTCCAATAAGAGAAGCCGCATTTCGTTCAAGCTGACGCCCAAGAACTCGAAGGTGTGCAATGTTTTTAAGAATTTGAGAAAGCCTCTCTTGATCGCTTTTTCTTGGTAGCCAACATGACAGTTCCAAGAATTTCTCTGGGGCTGCACGTCTTCTTCGTGTCACTGTGCCAACAGAAATTCCGTTGTATGTTGCTATCATCCTCGCGGTAGTCAGTGCAAATCCAACTAGATACGGATCAAAATCATCACGAACTCTAAACACTTCATATGCAGGTGAAGTGATTCCGTGTTCAACTATCCAACATTGATCGATTGAACCTGCCCAGAGAAGATATGGGTTATACACGATGTCAGTGCGCCGGACATACTTGTACTTCGAGACATTTTCTGTAGCCACACGTTTAGAAAATCTTTCGCGCTGAAGGATCAAGCCAGCTTGTTCAGTACATGTAAGAATTTCAGGCTCTGGCCTATCCCCAAGCCTGTCGTTAGATCGCACCAATAAGTCATTTATTTTGTATTTCTCCCACGAAATAGACTCGAGAAATGCTTCACTTAAAAGGTTCTCTTTCAATAGATTTCGCGATGATTCTCCGGTAATCGAAATATCTTCACTCAAATCCAAATTTGCTTTACAAAGCGTATTTAAACTAATCTGCAACTCTGTGGAACTAGCCTGATCACTAGGCGCATCAACTTCTATATAAGCAGCTGGATGCAGGGTGTAATCTTTAGAAATAATCTCTGACAGATCTACGCTTTTACAAAGTCCTGGCTCATCCGCATAGTTCTCTTCGCCGACCTTCCAAGCTCTGTATATTCCAGATATTTTTGAAATCTCATCATCTGATAATTCCCTGCTGGTCCTACTAAGCATCGTGCCCATGCTACTTGAATCAATAAAAAGCACCTTGTTTTCCCGGATACCACCATTTTGCTTGGCCTTATTCTTTGATATAAACCACAAAGAAGCAGGGATAGGAGTTGTATAAAAAAGCCAATCCGGAAGAGAAACAATACACGAGATCAAATCTTGATCTATTAGCTGTCGGCGAATATTTGCTTCAATACCCGGCTGGGATGCTAATGTCATGTTAGCCATTACAAAACCAGCGACACCACTTTCTGACAGTTTGGAAATAATGTGTAAGATCCAACCAAAGTTGGCATTGCTTGTCGGTGGAATATCATACCTAGACCATCGAGGGTCATTGAGTAATTCATCATTAGCCCGCCATTCACTTTGGTTAAAGGGCGGATTAGCCATGATAAAATCGGCTTTCAAGTCGGGATGCTGATCTCTAAAGAATGTGTCTGCTGCTGATTCCCCAAGGTTTGCAGAAATCCCCCTTATCGCTAAGTTCATTTTTGCAAGCTTGAAGGTTGTAGAAGTAGATTCCTGCCCGTATATAGAAATCTCTTTTTTATTTCCTTGGTGACTTTCAACAAACTTAACGGATTGGACAAACATACCGCCCGACCCACAGCAAGGGTCGTAAATTTTGCCTTTATAAGGCTCGATCATTTCTGCGATTAAATTTACGACACACTTAGGCGTATAAAACTCACCGCCTCCTTTACCTTCTGATGCGGCGAACCTGCCTAGGAAATATTCATAAACTCTACCGACAATATCTTCTTCTTTGTCTTTTGCGGTTTGAATATTGTTAATGGTGTCAATCAGTGCAGAGAGCTTGCTAGAGTCAATGCCTAAACGCGAGAAATAGTTATCTGGCAATGCTCCTTTTAGTGACTTATTAACTTTCTCTATTGAGAACAAGGCACTATCAATTTTTAGAGCAATATCGTCTTGTTTTGCGTGTTTCTTAATAAAGCTCCAGCGGGCCTCTTCAGGTAGATAGAAGACGTTCTTCATGGTGTAAAAATCAACCATGTCAACATAGTCGCCTTGGCCTTCCTTTATGAGTTCTTGGCGTCTGTGCTCAAACCTATCACTTACAAATTTAAGAAAGATAAGGCTTAGGACCACATGCTTATATTCTGAAGATTCTACACTTCCGCGTAATTTGTTCGCTGTATTCCAAAGTGCTTCTTCAAAACCTTTGTTGTTTTCAGTTGTTCTCTTGTTAGCCATTATAAATCCTCAACGGGTCGGTTAATTGTTTTCATCTTCCGAATTGTCTTGCGTGGTGCTTGCACCACCGGCTTCCACCCATGCGTCGACCTGTTCTTTTTTGAATTTCCACAGGCGGCCCATTCGATGCGCAGGCATACCGTGCTTATCGATCCACTTGTAGACGGTGTCCTTACCGATCCCAAGGTATTTGCATATTTCGTCTACTGACAACCAGCGATCATCTATTTCTGCCATGTCTCATACTCCTCTTGGGGGCTATTGCTTTTTGCCATGACCTCAACAGAGGCAGTTAAGGAATGCCACAAATACAACACTCCCACTTTAATTCACCTTCCAAATATACTGAGATGAACGCCAGATGTCAAATATTCTTTGCCGATTTAAGCCGATTTCATTCTATTATGCTGGATACCAGCATCCCGAGGCTATCCTTTCCGCATTATGGCCGAGATTGTAATTGTACAGCCAAACGGGCCGGATCAAGTCGTTGGTCTCCACCGCGACCAGAACTCGCGTATAAACACAGCGGCCATTGGGATCAAATGCCTCCAGCCGATCAATGGGTGGCAGATCGAAACCGGGATTGGCGAAGGTCATCAGCTCCCCGTGGACCAGATCCCAGTCGCCTTCCGGTCGGGTCATGGCATTTTCAGGCAACTGGATGGCGTTCTGTGTTCGGGTATCGGCCAATGGATCATCGGTACCGGTGGCCAGCACTGAGCTCTCCGGGACCTCCAAGGCCGGGAATCCCGCTGGCAGCTGGTAGAGCCTTCCCCAAGTGGTGGCGGGTTCGATGCTGACGGCCCGGGTGCAGAACCGGTCGTGGTTCCAGAATCCCTTTTTCAGGGTTCCATAAACAAAAAGCCGGAGGTGGTTGTCGTTATTCTTCATGCATTCACTCCTTCGGGTAAGGTTCCTTTGCGTTCCTGACAGACAAATTTGAATGGATGGCTCTGCCACTCCTTGAGGGTTTCATGGCGGAAGGTCAGCATGGTGAGCGGTGGAATTTCCAGCTCCCGCCAGCCACGCAGATCATCCAGAGCGGCTTCGATGTATTCCGGTTCCGAGGCATAGAGCACCGCCCGGTGTTTGCGGCTGTAACGCAGCGACAGCGGCTTGTTTCCCTTGATGACGGTAATGGCCCCGGGATCGAGCCGTGAGGCCAACACGGCGCTCATTTGGCCCCGACACAGGCGCAGGGCTTTACGGAAGCCTCTGCCGTCGATGGTTCCGTCGGGTGCGAAGCGGTCGGCCAGCCGGAAAAGCAGTTCGCTGTCCACCTCGGCATAGCGCGGCAGACCGAGCCTGCGGAACAGATAGTTCGCGTTGTAGATGGTGCCGTTATGAGTGCCGATAATGATGCCGGAGCGGATCGGGTGATTATTGCGGCTGTTGGCTTCACTGCCCCGGGTGCGCCAGCGGGTGTGCCCCATGAGGATGGTGGTCTCGTTATCCACCTCGGCCATCAGTTCGTGAAAGGTCGATTCCCTGACCAGCCGGTGCGCCCGGATGGGACGTTTAAAAAGCCGAAAGTCGCCATCGGTCCGCAGCCATGCCATGCCGCTGGCGTGGGGACCGCGCTCCTCACTGCAGAGCAGCATGCGGACAAAGACCTCGTTCAGGTATTCCCGCTCGGCAATGCGGCGGCGTTTTTTGCCGAAGATGATGCCTACTTGTCCGCACATAGACCATCCTCCTTGGCAAAGGTGTCCTCCGGAAGCCGGTCGATGAAGGCATCATCCGGCAGGAACTCCACCAGCCCATGCTTTGCCAGCAGGGTCAGGAATTCGGCAGCGGCCGCTTCGGGATCTTCGGGCAGCTGGAGTTTCCGGTCAGGCTCGATGCGGCCAAGCACACCGAGCATATAATCACGGGTGGTCGCTTCGATGGTGAACGGCGTCTGGCCCTTCATGAACTCCACCAGCTCTGCACAGTTTTTGCCTTCCAGAGCGATGCCGTCAGCTACCAGCGGTTCGCCGTCCAGTGTGGTCGAGTGGATCAGTATCTTCATGATTCACCTCCTAAAACAGAAAGGCCGGGATTAGACCCGGCCTCTGTGGTTTGAATGGTGGTTTCGGTTTCATCCGGTTTGGGACGACCGTTCTTGAAGGCCGCGTCACCGGGCATATTTTTCATCAGGTGCAATCGGGCAGTTTTGAACTCATCCCCAATCAGGCCGAGGTGGAGCAAAAAGACCCTGAAGTCATACTTGGCGCTTTGTGGATCGAAGTCCCGCTTGCGGCTGGATGCAGCTCTGCCGTTGAGCGCCTTGGCGGCGATGCCCAGACAGAATTGCAGGTAGGCTTTGATCTTTCCGGCATGCAGGGTCGCTTCGAACCAGCGGAACTCCACCGTGCCCCGATACCAGACGTTGTGCAGGTTGACTCCGTGGTAGCGGGTGTTGTCGTAATGCTGGGGCTGGTTGTTGTGGTAGCCGTACCAGATGCGGTTCAACTGGGCCTTGGTCTTGGGCCGTTGCCGTTCGATGTTCCGGATCAGCTCGTCACTGACCGGACGGGTGTAGCGGCGCAGGCGGTCGCTGTTGATCCCGAGCGCGTGGAGGATCAGCGGCTCCTGTTTGTAAACCACCTTGGCAAGGTTGCCCAGTTTTCGCCCGTCGAAGGGTTCGGCATCGATATGGATGTGGATGCCGCACTGGCTGTTGATCTTGCCTCCGGCGCGGCGGATGGCCCGGACCACCTCCTGCAGTTGCGGGATGTCGTCATAGCCGAGCACCGGGCTGACCACCTCGGCCCGCAGATGGGCCGGGACGCTGGTCAGGGAGGCGTCCCCCACCACCTTCCAGACGCGGCCGCGCAGGTCCTCGACCTCCCAGGGGTCATAGCTGCTGGGGATGCCGACATGGCGGACCGTGCCGCCCACCACCGAGTGGATGGCCCAGGCGATCTGTTCCCGGGTGCGTTTTACGGTCTCGATCTCGATCCCGTAGTGGATCTCTTTCAGGTTCATGCGTGCCTCCGTCGTTCATGGCGCTTCTAAGTCGTTGTCTAGCAAGCCTTTTTAGCCCCCGCTTACACCATGAATGAATGCTTCTTTCCGGACACAAATCAAGTAGAAGAACAGCCGAAGCAGACATTTAACACGTTTATTTTCAATGACTTGTGAACGCTCTTGACCGAAGCTCAGTTTTTCCTCAAAAAACCCTTGACTCCGTAGTATGGTACGGACCTTATATTTAATTCAGGAGATCGAGATATGAACAACATGACCATCGGCAAGCTGGCGAAACAGTGCGGTGTGGGGGTGGAAACCATCCGCTTCTACGAACGAGAGGGATTGATTCTGCAGCCCGAGAGAAAACCTTCCGGCTATCGCCTCTATCCCGAGGAGGCGAAAGATCAGGTCCATTTCATTCGGCAGGCGAAGGATCTCGGCTTTTCGCTGAAGGAGATCAGGGAACTTCTGGATCTCAGATTGGATGGCGAACAGGCCTGCGACGAGGTGCGTTCTCTTGCGGAGGCCAAGATTGCCGACATCGAGGAAAAGATCGCCTTGCTGCAGAGGATGCGGACTACCCTGGGAGAGCTGGTCGTCGCCTGCAAAAGCAACAAGAAAACCGAACCATGCCCGATTTTGCGGGCAATCGAAAAGGAGGACCGACCATGAACCCCAAGGCCGACAAGAAACTGATGGGCGTGGGCGTCCTATCCGCCTTCGCGGCATCACTGTGCTGCATCACGCCGGTGCTGGCGTTTCTCTCCGGTGCCAGTGGGCTGGCATCCGCGTTTTCCTGGATGGAACCGGCCCGTCCCTGGCTGATCGCGCTGAGCGTCGGCCTGCTGGGATTTGCCTGGTATCAGAAGCTCAAACCACGCACCGCCGCCGAGATTCAGTGCGCGTGCGAAGATGAACGGAAACCACCCTTCCTGCAGAGCAAGGCATTTCTTGGGATCGTCACCGTATTGGCCGCACTGATGATGGCCTTTCCCTGGTATGGCAGTCTGGTCTACCCGGAAAACCAGACCAACACTGTGATCGTCCCCGCCGACCAGGTCCATACCGTTGCCTACCAGATCGAAGGCATGACCTGCCCCAGTTGCGAGGAACATGTCCGGCATGGGGCCAGCGGCGTAGACGGTGTCATTGACGTCACGGCAGATTACCGGACCGGGAAGGCGGTGGTGCGGTTCGACCGTGGACGGACCAACGATGAAGCGATCCGGCGGGCAATTGACGCGACAGGATACAAAGTGAAAGACAAGGAGGATAGGTAATGAGCGGGCAATCGCATCGGGAAAGCTGCTGCGCATCGTCTTCGGATGATGTGCGGAAATACGACCTGATCATTCTTGGCGGTGGTTCAGCGGGATTCGCCGCCGCCATTCAGGCGCATGAGTTGGGCAGGACGGTGCTGATGGTGAACGCCGAGACCCTTGGCGGCACCTGCGTCAATGTCGGCTGCGTGCCCTCCAAGACCCTGATCCGGGCCGCCGAGGCCCTGCACAAGGGAGGCCATCACGCCTTCGCCGGAATCAAGAGTGAAGCCGCGCTGGTCGATTTCGAGGCCGTTATCCGGCAGAAGGACGAACTGGTCTCGCAGCTCAGGCAGGCCAAATACATGGATGTGTTGGAGGCCTACGACCGGGTGGAACTGATCGAAGGCGACGCCAGACTGGAATCTCCCCGGACGGTGCGGGTCAACGGCGTGGTGTACGAAGCATCGAGAATCCTCGTCGCCACCGGCTCGCGTCCCTGGCTGCCGGATATTCCCGGCCTGGCCGAGAGTGACCCGCTCGACAGTACCTCGGCCTTCGAGCTGACGCGTCTGCCGGAATCAATGATCGTGCTGGGTGGGCGCTATATCGCCCTGGAGATCGCTCAGATGTTCGCGAGACTCGGAACCAGGATCACCGTGCTCCAGCGCAGCGGGCGGATTCTCCCCACCGAAGACGCGGATCTGACCGAGGCGTTGACCGGCTATCTGCGGGATGAAAGTCTGCGCATCGAAACTTCGGTTCGGGTCCACGAGGTGAGGCGTGAGGGTTCCGGCGTGGTTGTCCGCGCTCATGTCGGTGATGCGGAGCGGGAGTTTTCCGCCGAACGGATTCTGTGCGCCACCGGCAGACGGGCCAACACCGAAACTCTTGGTCTGGAGCAAATCGGAGTGCGCCTTTCCGGGCAGGGCGAAATCCTGGTGGACGAACATCTGCAAACATCCCAGCCCGGAATCTTTGCCGCCGGAGACGTCATCGGCGAACCCGCTTTCGTTTACACGGCGGCCTACGAGGGACGCCTGGCCGCCGCCAACGCCTTGTCAGGGGAGCCACAAAGGCGCGATTACCGGGCGTTGCCCTGGGTCATCTTTTCCGATCCGCAAGTGGCCGGTGTCGGTCTGAACGAGCTGGAAGCGGCAAGCGCCGGAATCGAGGTGGAGGTGGCCAGACTCGATCTCAGGAACGTGCCCCGGGCGCTGGCGGCGAGGGACACCCGGGGCTTCATCAAGCTTATCCGCCGCAAGGGTTCCGATGAACTGATCGGGGCACGCATCCTGGCACCTGAAGGCGGCGAACAGATCATGGAGGCCGCACTGGCGATCCGCCACGGCATCGGCGTGTCGGATCTCGCTTCGGCCTTCCACCCCTATCTGACCCAGGCGGAAGGGATCAAGCTCTGCGCCCAGACCTTCGGCAAGGATGTAGCCAAGCTGTCATGCTGCTCGGCATAAACAACTACAAAGGAGAACGATTTTATGGAAGATTTGGTCTGTTACTGCTTCGGGTACACGGCGTCCGACATTGAAGAGGATGTCCGTCTCAACGGCAAATCCACGATCCTGGAGAAAATTCTGTCCGAAAAGAAAGCTGGCGCTTGCCAGTGTTCCGTGAAAAATCCCAAGGGCCGCTGATGTGTCGGTAATGTCCGCCAGTTGGTGGACAAGATTATGGGCGGTTCCAACCTCTTCGTTGGACCCTGACGGTTTCAAGAAGCAGAAACCCCGGAACGGGCTGGCCGTATCCGGGGTTTCTGGGTTGGCGGTGGCAGTGAGCCGGATCAGCCGGAGGCGGTATCGAAGGTGATCAGACTGGCGTGCAGCTCGAGGTTGCGCGACTCGTCGGCCCGCATCCGCGCCAGCAGCGCCGTGAAGGCCTCCGCTTCGTCAGCCGGGAGCTTTGACGCCCGTTCCAGCCGCGCCAGGCGCTGGTGCAGATTCTCCAGTAGGCCCAGGGCGTGGTCGCGGATCAGGCCGTCGCGCTTCTCCTGGGGCGAAGGGATGAACTCGGTCAGTCCGCCTTTGCGTCGAACGATCATGGCCGTGCCTCCTTAGCTCAGGGTCGCGCCCAGCGAATGGATGCGCGGGTAGATCAGCGGCGTGCCGGTCATCTCGGCCTTGTAGCGGACCTTGTTGCCGGTGTTGTCGGTGAAGGTGCGCACCAGGGTGTATTCGGTCCAGTTCTCGTCGATGGGCCGGGTCTCCTGGATTGTCATCGCCTCCCAGGTCAGGCCGCCGTCGTTGCTGGCGAACCATTGCAGGGTGGTGCCGCTGGGGATTTGCATCTGCACATAGGCCTTGGTCGATTCCACTCCCTGGGTCAGCTCGTTCTCGCGGGTCAGGTAGGCCCCGGTGGTCTTGTTGAGGTAGCCCACCAGGTTGACGTCGCGGAAGTTGATGGCCGGGGTGTCGTTGGAAAGCGAGCTGCTCAGACGCACGCGGATCTGGACCCGGGTAGCGAGGTTAGGCAGCCGTTCCTCCTCGGCGGGAACCATGGCGTCCCAGGTCACGCCGCCGTCGGTGGAGTATTCCCAGTCGAGGCCGGTGCCCTGGGGGATGGCCGAGTATTCGTCGAGGTTGATGTCGGAGAACTGCACGCCGGTGATCGGCTGGAAGCGGATCATCCCCTCGGACTGGAAGTTGTAGCCGTAGATCTTCATCGCCAGGTCGGAGCCGTTGAGCGGCGTCCAGGTTTCGGCGTTGGAGCTCTCCAGCAGCACACCTTCCATGTAGGTCTGCCGGGTGATGATGCCCCAGCGGCCCATCTTGCCGAGAGTGGCGGTGCGCACCTTGTAATTGGTGCTGTTGGTCAGCAGCACCACGGCATAGCTGGTATTGGCCTCGGCGTAGAACGGGTCGTCGAAGCGAATGCGGGTCTCGCCGCTCAGGCTGATCTCGTTCGGGGCCAATACCTTCTCGGCGAACACCACGCCGTTGGGCAGACCGGTGGTGACGCCGCGAATCTGTACCGTGACCGGAATGCTCGGGTCCCTGGCGGTGAACTGCAGCCCGATGCTGGAGATCACCTGGTTTTGGGTGAAGCTGAAGGTCTGGGCCAGCGGGTCGCGGGGCACGAAGATGGTCTGGGTGCGCCAGACCACCTGCACCACGGGCACGCGGATGATGCGGTTCTCGATGATGCGCTCGATGCGGGTGATGACCAGCGGATCGTTGATCTGCAGGCTGGCCCGGGCCGAGTAGACGCCGTCGGCCATCTCCACGATGCGGTTGCCGTTGCGGGCGTTGGTCGGAATGGTGAAGGAGCCGCTGACCCGACCGGCCTCGTCGCTGATCAGGTTGCTGGCCATCACCTGGCCGTCGCAGCGCAGCACGATGCCGGATTTGCTCGGGGTGAAGTTGATGCCGGTGACGGCGATGCCGGTTTGGCCGCGCCGCCCGAGGTTGGGCGTGATCTGCAGCATGGCCGGGGGTTTGTCGAACACCGCGTAGGGGTTGATGTTGCGCTCTTCGGACCAGTCATTCTGTTCCACCAGCACGGTCTCGTTGCCCGGCAGCAGCGCCAGGCTGCCGAAGAAACTAGCGTTGCTGCCCGCCTGATCGACCGAGAGCACGGTGGAGTGTGGAATGCGGTCCGGCGCGACGAAACGGGCGATCTCGTTCACTCGGGCGTCCCATTCGGCGTGGTAGATGTCCGACTGGGCGGTGTTCGAGAAATCGTCCGAGTAGATGCCTTTCTTGGTCTGGGCATCCCGGTTCTGCAGCTCGTTGTTCATCTGGTACTGGGCGTCGTTGTACTTCAGGTCCTCGACGTCCTGGATGATGTCGTGGATCTGGTCCATGGTGATGCGGGTCAGTCCGAAGTTGCGGATCTCCATATCGGTGGAGTTTGGCGGGCAGTCGATGCTGCACAGCCCCAGGGCGTTTTCCGGCACGATGGGCAGCTTCGGAAAATCCGCCGGAGCCCCTTCCAGCCTTTTGATCTCGGTGGTAGTGGCGTAAACGATGTCGCGGCGGCCGAGGTAATAGTCGTAGTCCAGGCTGCAGTTGGAGCCGTTTACCGGCTGGTCGCCGAGGCTGCCGCGCCCGAAGTTGATCACGTTGAGGTTGCCCAGCTCGAGCTGGACCGGCGACATGGTGAGTCCGGCCGTGTTGGTGGCCGGAGGCGAAGCGGTGCCGATCTCCTCGACGCCGTCGTCGACGTAGGAGAGTGCCTCGCTGCCCAGTTCCATCAGGCGCTTGTAGTCGGTGCGTGCGCCGTTGGTGGCGGCCCGGTAGACGCGATAGCCGGTCGCGCCGCTGACCGGCAGCCAGGAGAGCTTGTTCATCTCCCCGGCGGCGGTGGCCCGGGCAATGACCGCAGCGGCGTTGAAGGCCGTCTCGCCGGTGGCGTTGTAGGCGGTCACCAGATAGAAGTAGTTTCCGGCCGCCGGATGGTTGGGCTGTCCGAACCAGCCGCTGTCCACGTAGTCGGTGCCCTTGACCATCTGCTTGGTGTAGGTCCAGCGCACCGTGTAGGTGGTGCCGATGGCCGGTTCGTTGCCGGAGCCGAGCCAGTCGACATGGTTGCCCGACTGCTGCCAGTCCACGCCCTCCTGGAAGATGGTCGCCCCCTGGCTGACCTCGAGGATGTCCACCACGGGATTGGGGTCGAGCAGGTCTTCGCCGCCGCCCACCGAGCCGCGAGTGACGTTGCGGGTGATCTCGACGATGGCCTCCACCTGGGTCGTCTCCTTGAGCGGCGTGGAGTTGACCGGATAGCGGCGCTTGTTGATATCGAAGGTCTTCTGCTCGCCGCGCACCGACTTGGTGGCGATGGATTTGGGCACCAGGGTCGAGGTGGGCAGATCGCGCTGATGCCGGAAGCCCTGGATGTAGGCGCGTCCGGCGTTGGTGATCGCCTCCACGCTGTCGTCGTCGACGCCGCCGATGAAGGTGTCGAAGCCCCGCACCAGATAGCTTCCGGCCTGGTCGAAGGTGCGCTCGGCCAGGTTCTGAATCAGGGAATTGAGCCCCTCGGCGGCGGCGAAGGAGAGCTGGTCCTCGGTGATCGAGGAGACGGTGATCCGGCTGCCTGGCAGCGTACCCAGCAGATCCCGCAGGTAGAGGTTGGACTTCTCCTGCACCGTGGGCGTGACATCGCCGCTCTCGCGGTCGAACTTGTAGATCGGGATCACCCGGCGCTCGGTGACGTTGTTGGGCAGCGTCTGGCCGCTGGTATCCGTCGCCTTGAGAGAAAGAACCCATTTTTCCCGTTCGGCGGTGGGCTCGCCGGTGGCCGGATTGATCAGGGCCGGGTCCTGCGTGTAGCCGTAGCTGTATTTCAGCAGCTCCACATAGACGTAATCGGCCCCGCTGGTGGTAGCCGGATCATAGGTCAGGGTCGCGCCGCTCACCTGTTCCAGATGGCCATCGATGTAGACCACGCCCGGGGCCAGGGTCAGGACGTTGTCGGCCGCGCTGACCTCGAGGCCCATGATGATGGAGCCTTCCTTGAACAGGATGTCGGCGATCTTGCGCCGCTCCAGGTTGATGATGTCCTGCTGCTCGTTGAGTTCGGAATCCAGCAGGTCGCGATCCTGATGGTAGCGGATGCGTTTGTAGTTCTTGGTCGGGTCGAATGTCTCGCGTGAGATGCTCATGTTTGAATCCTCCAGTTAGATCTTGATGATCCCGACCAGCTCCACGCGGGTGTCGGAAATCTTGTTGAAGTCGGGAATGTTCTTCACCTCGTACAGGTAGCCCGGGCGCAGCACCTCGCCGGTCGGGTTGGTGTCCTGATGGAACACGCCGCCCATGGCGAGATCCCCGGTGACGCTTTGCACGTACTGCACGTCGCCGCCGAAGAAGCCGTATTCGCGGATGGTGATGCCGTTGGCCTCGGCCTCGTCGAAGCGGAAGAAGACACCGATGGTGTTGGTCTCCTCGCCGGTTTCGAGATAGCGCACACCGTTGACCAGCAGCGCCCCTTCGGCGTCCTCCTTGAGGAAGGTCCGCTTGTAGTAGCGCTTGCGGGCGCGTTCGTTTCTGAGCCCGGTCTGGCCGATGTCCGGCGCGGGCGGATTCTGCGGGTCGGTAAAGCTGGCATCCCCGTCGCCGATGGCGCAGTGGGTGATGCCGTCCACGGCCTGGCCGAGGAGGAGTTTGGCCGTCAGTATCCGGCCGGTTTTAACGATGAGTCCCAGTGCCATTGCTGTTCTCCTTTAGGTCTGAATTTCGTGGTCTTGATCGATGAGCACCGCGAACAGAATCTGGCGCGTGTCGGCCAGCAGCCCGGCCGGAATCGCGATGCGCTGAACGGTGTCGGATCGGCTGATGTGTGCGCCCGACGTCCTGACGCTGGTGTCGATGCTCCGCTGCCAGGGGCGCGTCACTCGCAGCGCCGTGTCGGCATCGACGCCCAGACGTCCATGGATGACGAGCCACAGGTCGGTGTTCCGGTTCAGGCGGTTGTGGATCACTTGGCCGGTAGTGAGCAGCCTGGTGACTTCGGCGAGGACGACCGCCTGTGTCAGCGCCATCACTTCAACCGATTGATGGATTCGGCAGGCCGCATCCACCTCAGCTTCGAAAGCGCGAACAACCCGGCTGGCGGTATCCGTATCCACCAGGATCGAGCCCAGGAGCGCCTGACGGGTGTCCAGGTCCCTTGCCCAAGCCCGGGTCACCTTCGCGGAAATGTCGATGTCAACCGTTATGCCAGCCATCTATGCGCCTTTAGAGAATCGGGTTTTCCGTGCCGGTCAGGCGCAGCTTGATGTCGAGTTTGTTTTGCACCGGCGTGCCCGGGAGCACGGTGCAGCGCCGCCAGAAAGACAACGTCTGCTGAAATGTCTTGTCGCCGAGATTGAGCGGTGCGCCCTGGGTGGCGGTGTCGAGTCCGGCCTGGGTCAGGGCCAGGCGGTACCAGACCGATTCGTCGGTGCCGGTTTCGTCGATGGGATCGAGCACCAGCCCGGTGTAGTCGTAGCCGGAATAGACGGTCGTCCCAGCGTCGTGCGCGGCCGGAGCGGTGTTGGCAACGCCCCGCTGCACGGTGAGATTGGCGGTGCCGCCGCCGCTTTCGACGAGCATCTGCTCGCCGTCGATGATGATGAGCTCGCCGTCGGCAAAGCGCGGTTCGGCCAGAGCGATGGCGGTCTGCGCCGCATCGATGGCCGAAGCGAGGTTCGTCTGCTCGTTGGCGACGTAGAGTTGCCGATCCTTGATGTCGCCGTCGGTGCCGTTGTAGCTCTCGGCCTCGGGGCGGCTGAAATCCCCCTCGGAAATCTGCTGGGTCAGCGCTTCGTCAAGATAGAGATGTATCGCCATGGGTTCTCCTTCATATGGGCCACTGGGTGGCGCGATAGTTGTTGTTGGCGGCCTCGAACCCGGCCTGCGTGGGCGCGTGCAGGTCCTGCTGACGGAACAGCCAGCGGTAGGACGGCCGCGACCAGCGGAATCCGGCCTGATTGAGGCGCATGCGGCTGACGCGCAGGGGTCGGGTCCGGTCAACGGAGAGGCGCAGGCCGGTGGTGTTGAGCGGGCTCGCGCCCAGCTTCATGGTCTCGACCCGATGGCGCTGGAGAGAGCCCGTGTCCACGTGGACTTCAAGCGAGGCCCGTTCGCCGGTCAGATTGGCATTGCTCAGATACCGGGTGTTCAGGGTGTTCGCGTTGAGCCGGAACACAGGCCCTCTCCGCCGCCATCGGTCGATCCGGTCGACGGCCAGGGTGACGTCCGCGTCGCAGCCAGCGGTGGAGGCGAGCAGCAGATTGCTGATGCCGCCCTGGTTGGCGGTGAGGTCGAGACCAGCGTTGAGCCTGGCGCGGCCGAGCTGGAAGCAGAGACGGTGCCGGGATTCCAAGGGCAGGCGCAGGTCGTACTTGGCCTCCGCCCGCTCGACCGGTTCCGCCTGCGTGTCGAAAAAGAAATCCTTCTGCCGGAAGCAGTACCGCAGCGCGGTCTCGCCATGGGTCAGCGATTTACGGTTGAGATGGCTCTCGCCCAGCCCGAAGCCGCTTTCCAGCACATCCCCCTCGAAATCGCGGCCGGTGTAGATGGGCGTGCAGAAGGAAACCCGATCCTCGCCGACACGGGTGTACGGCAGCCGCCAGTCGTTGAGGGCCTTGTGGTTCAGGCGCATCCGGTTCTGGCGGCCGTGAAAACGGGAGACCTTCACGGCGGCCCGGTCGATCTCCGGAATCATCTCCGTGGTGCTGGTGAGCTGCAGCAGCTCCCATGCCTTTTGTTTGTTGGTCAGGTGACGGCAGGAGCCGAGGGAGGAATGGCCAAGCACGAAAGTCTCGTCGAGAAAGGCCAGCACGATCCGGCGCACGGCATTGGCGTGCTCGAAGTCGAGCATCGCGCCGCCTTCGATCCATTCCAGGAGGAACTGGAGCCAGAAACAGCGCGTGCCCGCCGGGTGGTGAAACACCAGGGCGTCGCGCAGCCCCTCGGTCTGGTTGAGACACAGCACGCGAAACACTCCGAGGCTGAACACCAGCCCGGGCAGCTTGGCGCTGCTGAGTCTGGAGCGCGCATTGAGACGCAGAGCCGAGCGGAAGGTCTCCTGCAGTTCTCCCCGCCAACCGAGCGAGTCGAAGTCGCGTTCGATGGCCGGAATGGTGCCCTTGCGACGATAGATCTCGACCGCCTCCCGCACGCGGCGGCGCTGGCAGTCCGGCGAACAGGTGCCGTCCACTTCGAGGCCGACGAGCCTTGCCAGCAGCGGCAGAAAGCGCTCGTCGCAATGATCCACATCGAAGATGGTCGGGAAGTCGTCGATGGCCTGCTTGAGCTCGTCCAGCGTTCCGGCTGGAAGGCTCAGAAATGTGCGCAGGTCACCGGCCTCGTCGTTGTGCTCGTAAAGCGGCGGCAGCAGGCCGAGCAGATTGTCCTTGAACCAATCCGACATCAACCGGCCCTCCGCAGATCGAGGTTGACGCTGCCGAGAACCGGAATTTCGCCGTTGCGCAGCTCGATGTCCTGCTGCGGCGCGTAGAGATGCATGTGGCTGACGCCGCGCACGCCATCGATCAGGGCCACCAGGTCGGAGAAGTGGATGGTCTGGCCGAAGGAGACCCGGTCGAAAGAAAAGAAATCGGTGAGCGCGGCTTCGATGCGGCTGCGCACGTTTTCTAGCGGTTCACCGGGCCAAATGTAGACCTCGGCGTCGATGGAAACGGGCCGATAGATCGGATCGAACAGGTTGATCTCGACTGTGATGACCTTGCGGCGTTCAAGAAACTCGGCGAGGTCCCGCTTGAGCAGCGCCGAGGGCATGCCGCCGCCATTGGGGGCGATGGCCAGTTGGACGTTGTAATAGCGGATGTTCTGGCAGGCATTGGTGTCGAGCACCTTGGCCTTGGCGACGCCGGGGTAACCTTCGGCGAGCGCCTGGTAATCCTCCAGGGTGACGGCTTTCCAGAGACTGCGCAGCTCCGCCGGTGCCTGTCGGCGGGCGTGTTCGAGGGCTTCCCGCGAAGCGCCGCCGGTGGCGGGCACAGGATTGGTTACGGTCAGAGGAACCTGGCCTCCGTCGAGGTAGATCGGGCTCAGCAGTTGAGTGATCCGGTTCGGACCGAGATTTCCCTGGTCCCCGATGGTCTGCAGATAGCTGACGGCGATGGCGCTTCCCTGAGCGGGTACAGCGCCGCTTTGTCCGTCGCCGAAAATCAGGGTGGAGATGTCGAGGGCGTCCAGGTCGGCCATGAAATGGCGGCTGTCGGCCAGGCTGTCCTGGAAGTGATCGACCTCGCTCCAGGCGTCGTCCCCCACCGTAACGGTGATGGTGCCCTGGGCGATGACGTCGCCGGTCAGGCGGATGCGCTGGGATGGCAGCCCCGTCGACGTGAAGGTCTCGGTGCGGCGCACGCCTTGCCGGGCCGGAATCTCCACCGAGAGCACGCCACGCGGGATCAGGCCGTCCTCGACCGTCTCGAAATCCGCTTCGCCGTCATTCAGCAAGGCGCGGCAGGCCGTTCCCGCCGGAATGGTCAGGTCCTTACCGAGCGGGGCGGAGATGCGGAAACGCAGCGTGGTGGTGGAGGCCACCGGCGAATCCAGGCGGTAGCCGATGAGCTTGCAGAGGTTGATGACGTTCTGGCGCTGGCGGGCCGTGGGCAGAAAGGCCTCCGCCGCCTGGGCGTCCAGGTAGTAGGCCAGCATGTCGCCCACGCCGCAGAACAGATCGAGCAGGACGACGCCGAGATCGGAGTGGTTGAAATCGGTCCAACGGTCGGTGAGCTGCGGGATTTTCGCCAACAGCTCCTGACGGATCGATTCGTAATCCTTGTTGATGTATCCGATGCTTGCGCGGCCCATGGTCTCTCCGGTTTTCGGCGGTTATGCGAGAGCGCCTGATGCTCTCGCCACGCCGGTTACTTACCGGAAGGGGCCTGGATGTGTCGGAGGCGGGATGCCTCAGAGCGGGCCGCGCAGTTGCCAGACGGGATTGGGCTGCCCGGAGGTGTTATTGAGGTAGTGGGATTCCTTCTTGCCCTCGAAATAGAACAGACCGATGCGGCCCGGTTCCAACGTGGTGATCCGGTGAGTGGTGCCAGCGGCGTTCTCTTCCGCCTGGCTCTGGGTGTCGAAGCCCAGACCGCTCGCGGCCAGATAGAGGGCGTGCTCGCTCTGGGGCGCTTCGGTTTCGGGCGCTCCCTCGAACGTCAGGTAATGGCCGTGGTTGTCACCCGGATCGCTGACGATCCACTTGCCGTTGCGGTCCTGAAAGGCTCCCTCGATGAAGGCGACTTCGTATTCCCCGGCTGGCCAGATGAAGGAATCCGCTGGATCGGGGCTCATCTCGGCCGCGTCGAACCAGAGCAGATTGAACAGTGAGCGCACATCCGGCGACAGGCGCACGCTGCGCACCGGCGGCGGTTCCGGCTCGGGTTCCGGCTCGGGTTCCGGCTGCGGATAGCTGGGCGCGGGATTGTTCGGGTCTTCTCTGTAGAAGGGATAGACCAGGTTGCCGTCCACCTGGCTCTGGATCACCCGGTAGGCGATATGTACCAGTAGCAGGTTGCCGTCGATGTTCAGCGGCCGGTCATCGAAGCGCACCTCCGTGATGATCACCCGCTTTTCCCAGCGATTGATGGCGTCGATCACGTAATGGCGCAGCAGGCCCTTGAGCACCTCGTCGTTCTGTTCGAACACCAGATCCTTCAGCCGGGAGCCGAACTCCGGATTCATGAACCGTTCGCCGATTCGGGTGCCGAGGATCTGCAGGATGCTTTCACGGATATGCTCGTGCTCCCGCGAGGTGGCGGTCGAGACCTGTGTGCCGCCGGATAGCGACTGAAACCGGAACGGGTAACGCAACCCCTTGCCGAGGAAATCGTAGCTCATCAGGCACGCTCCTCGCAGTCGAGGCCGCACTGTCCAGAGCAGCCATTTTCCGAAGTGCCGTCGTCAATGGCTTCTCCCTGGAACCGGACCACCAGATCCAGACCATTTTTTAGACCCAGGTGGATGGTTCCGTCCGCCTCGATCAGCCCGCCGTGGCCGGACTGGCCGCACTGGAATCCCTTGGCTCCGCCGGAGAGCAGACGGACAGCGATGGTTTCGCCGATGCCCTCGATACGGCCGATGCCGATGATGTCGATAGGTCCGGCCGGGTTGATCAGGGTGATGAACCGCTCCCGGTGATCGACGTCGAGGCGGATGCCCTCGGGCAGAACCACCGCGAAGCGTTCCGCGCCCATGGCGGTCGGCTCGATCCCGGCAGGCAGTCCGCTGATACCGGCTGTCTCCTGGGTCGAACGCAGATAGGACTCGACCAGGGTGTAAAGGCGTCCCGGGGCGACCTCGATGGCCGTGCCGGGTCCGGGGGTGATGACCTGCTGTTCTCCTCCGTCGATAACGCAGATTCGCTGGTCGTCAGTGGTCCGCAGGATCATGCCGTCGGGCAAGGTGAAGAGCCGGTTGCCGTCCGGCAGATCCCGGGGTTCGGTGCCCGTAGGCAGTTCGACGAAGGGATAAAAATCGGGCTCCGGCTCGATCTGGACCTGGCCCAGGTACTCCTGCGTCCTGGCCTGCTGGGCCTCAAGATAGGCCTGGGCCTGGCCGCGCATCGCCTCCGAGGCGGAGTGACCGGCCTCCAGCAGTGTGCGGATGCCGGAAAGCTCTTCACGGATGCCGGACAGGTGATCGCAGAGCGCTCGCAGCACATACTGTTGTTCGCCGGAATCGGTCTGCTCGATAGTGGCCTGCAAGTCGGCGGGTTCTTCGGAAATCATGACAACCTCCATTACATGCCGACATTGGCGGGTTGTGATTGATAGCTCATGGCGTTGACCGGCGTCACTGTTCCGGTCGCGCCGTCGATTTCGAACACGGTCCAGACCGTGCCGGGGGCGTTGGGAACGGTGAAGGTCTGCTCACGGCCGTCGTTCAGGAACACCTTCACCGATGCTCCCGACTGCGCCAGGCCGGTGCTCGGATTGGCGTTGCGGTTGGTGTAGTCGTGGACCGCGTAACGGTAGACGCCGGGGATGAGCCGATGGATGGTGATGGTCTCCGGCCCGTAGGAGCTGGTGTCGTCCACGTCCAATTCCGCCGCCTCATTTTCGATAGTGTGGGAATAGAACACATGAAAGCGACCGCCCGATGGCGTCGGCCCGGTGAGATGGGAATCGAGATCCCGGGGGTTCAGGCCCCACTGCAACACGATGCGGGCGACCTGGCCGTCGAGCTCGGGCGAGAGAACGATCTGGATGTCGCCGGAGGTGTTGGGGTCGGCGTTCACCCAGCCGTGCCAGGCGATGTATCCCGGCGCGGTGACCTCCACGTAATAGAATCCCTCGGGCACGGACAGCTCGAACCTGCCATAGGCGTTGGCAAAGGTCTGGAACGCCGCCGGGCCGGTTTCCGAGCGGCGGAATTCGATCAGCGCGTTGCCGACACCGCTGGTGTTGAGGGCGTTGACCACCATGCCGCTGAGGAAGACCGATGCTCCGCTGGCAAAGTCCGGATGGTCGGCGAACCAGGACGGATCGCGAACCTCCACCAGTACATGACGGAGGCTGTCCCGGACCGAGGATCGCCAGACCATGAGCACGGCATTGCCGATGGTCCAGCCGCAGCGAACGACACCGTCCGGCCCGATCTCCGCGACCTCCGGGTTGCTGGAGGCAAAGACCGGGGCGTCCACGTCGCCGCGCAGGGAGAGCGGAACCCGTTGCTCGAACTCGCCAGCGGAGAGCCGAATGGAGCGAGGCTGTACCTCCCAGTGGTTATAGGCTGACGCGGTATCCGTCATGAAGGAACCTCCACCGGTGCGGAGACGCCGCCGCCATAGACCTCGACCTGGACGTGACGCAGGCTGAGCCGCTCGGGCGAATCCCAGACCAGGATCATGGCCGCCCCGGGAACGAAGCCGCACTCGACATTGCCGTCCTCATCGACACTGGCCACGTCGGGATTGGACGATTCGAACACCGGCGCTTCGGGTAGACCACGGATCGAGAGCGGAATGCGCTGGACGAATGGGGATCGCGAGACCCGGATCAGTTTCGGGAAGACATCCCAGTATTGCGGTTCCTGCGGCTGTTCGAGATTGTTCATGGCGGCCCCCTCAGTTGTCGATGGTGTCGGGACTGCCGGTGACGATGATGGCTCCGCAGGCGGTGATGTCGCCGATGCGGGCGTTGGGCAATCCTTCGGTGATGGTGTCGAAGCTGCCGGTCACAATGGGCGTCACGCCATGCCCAGGGATGGGACAGACGTGCAGATCACCCATGCGGGCGACCGGCATGCCGTTGTCCAGCGTCCGGCTCGCCCCGGTGATGATGACGCCGCCGTGACTGCTGATGTCGCCGAGTCGCGCCTGGGAGCTCATGGGTTCACCTTCAGCAACAGATGGATCAGAAAGCCGACGAGTCCGCCGATGGTGCTGCCGATGGTCAATACTAGGCCGACGATCTTCCACATGGTCTCGGTCCCCATCTTGGAGCCGACCCGGGCATGCAGCCGGTCGATCTCCTCGGCGTGCCGGTGCAGATCGGAATAGATCGAGCGGACCAGCACCTCGACGTTTTCCTTGTCCGATTTCTTCTCGATTTCGCGCTCGATCTTCTCGAGACGATCCTGGATTTCCCGGCGGTGACTTTCGAGGATGCTGCGGAATTCCTCCCGCCAATGATCGAAGGTCCGGGCCAGCAATTCCTCGCTGGCCGAAAGTCCGGAGGGCGTTGTTGTTCTTTCTCCCATGCGATGCTTCCTTCAGGTGTTGATCAAGACAGTGTTCGTCGAGCGAATGATGATGTTTCCGGCCACCCCATCCATGAACACGAGGCTGCCGGACTTGTCGGTGGCGCTGATGCTCTCCTGACCGGGCGCGGCGTTCATGCGCACCACCTGACCGGCCTTGTCGGTGAGCCGGATCTGTTCGGCGGCGGCGGTGGAATCGACGAGAATTTCCTGAGTGCCGTTGAGTCCCCAGATGTGAACCTTCTCCCGGCCCTTAGTGGTATCGATGAGGATCTTCTGCCAGCGGGAGCGGCCCTTGTCGCACGAGAGGATGTGGACCTTCTCCTTGTCCTGCCAGGCTTCGAGGATCACCTGCTGGCGACAGAGGTCGGTGAGCTGGATGCGGGCGCGGGAGCCGACGATCTGCGAGGCGATGTCGAGCTGGTCGCCTTTCTCGGCGTCCTTCGTGCCGCGCCGCAGGGCGTTGCCGCTCTGCATTTCCGGCTTCACCTTCCCTTCCATGGTGAGGATCTGTCCGGCGCGGTCGATGATCCGCAGCAGCTCGTCGCCGTCGCGGTCATCGGCCAGGATGGTGTGGCCGGTTTCGGTCTTGAGCAGGACCTTCAGGCGCGGGCAGTAATACGGCGGATGGCCGTGGTACTTCTTGTGTTCGAGATCGTCGTGCCGGTTGGCCTGATGCTCAACCTTGTCCTCGCAGTCATGACAGAAGGCATTCGCGCAGGTGCGCTTCGATTCCTCGGGCTGCTCACCGGGATTGCTCTTGGCCAGCCAGACGCCGATCCAGATCGGATACTGAACGACGCCGCCCTCGAACTCGGCCCAGACCGAAGCTCCTTCCTCGGGGATCAGGAACATGCCGGTGTCATCGTTGCCGCCGTAGGGAAAACAGGGCGCGGCCCATTCGGACCAGTTCTCCCGCCCGCTGCCGAGTACGGCGGGGATTTCCAGGCGGATACGGCCGAGGCGTTCGGGGTCGTTGTTGTCGCGCACGAAGGCCCGGTACTTGCCGTACCAGCGGTTGCGGTAGCGCTCTTCGGATTGACGGTCGCGGGTTTCAAGCATGCTCTGCCTCCCGCTTTCGACTGGCGTTCCAGGCCAGCCAGCCGCCCAGGCGAACCGCCCAATACATGATCTGGCGTTTCCATAGAGGCACGCCCAGGGCCGCCATCAGTTCGAGAAAGACGCGGTCGGCCGCAAGCCGCGAGACCTTGCCGGTGTGGTAGAGGTAGTCGTGAACAACGGCAGCCGGGGAATATCTCCCCCAGGGCGGCACCACGCGCCAGAACAGGCGCGGCACCGAGGCGAAGTCGGTCTCGAACCCGGCTGGCACTTCGATGATGCGGCCAGCGCCGGTACGGACACGGAACGGCTGGGTCAGCCTGGCGGTCATTCCATTGGGAAGGATCTCCACCCGAAGCGGCCCCGAGAGACCCAGCGCGGTGCCCGAAAACAGGGTCTTGTTTTCGGCGCTCATGACCGCCACCTCGCCTTGCCCGACTGGCGCACGTCGAGATGGACCCAGGAGGCATAGACGCCGATGCCGCCCTCGCAAAAGAGCGGAATCTCCTCGGCGATGACCGCCAGTTGCTCGGGCGAAACGCCTGCGGGACAGCTCACGTCGGCCGCCATGCCCAACGTGTGGAAACTCTGCTCCGCGCCGCCCACCGCCTTGTTGTGCCTGTTGCAGCGGAAGCCGCTGGTGATGGACAGCGGTTTGCCGATGCGGTCGCGCAGCGTCTGCAGGGCGTCGACCAGGTCGGGATGGACCGCAGCCGAATGGCCGCAGCAGTTCGTGCCCTTGCAGGCGAATTCCGAACGGTTGAAATTCTTGCTGAGATCACCCATTGCCGCCTCCTTGTGTGACCGCGCCGGAATCCGCGTCGATGGTCACCATGGCTGGCGGCTCGTTTTGCGGCGTGGGCGGGGCCTCCTTGTCGTTGGGTTTGCCCTGGGACTCGGCGGACTTGTCGCCCGCGCCCTTGCCGAGAGCGTTCTTCTTGAGTTTGAGTTCGCAGAGATAGCCAGCGCCGCTGATGCTGTGGCGCACCGAGTGGCAGTAATAGATGCCGGAAAACTTCCGTCCCACGCCCTTAATCTCGACGTTCTTCTTGGCGCGTAGCTGGGGAATGCCGATGGTGGCCGCGTCCGCCTCGACCTGGCGCAGCTCGGCCTCGCGGAATTTGCCCTCGGCGTTGTCCTGGGCGGGCTCCTGGCGCGGCTCTTCGTGAAAGCCTTCGGAACGGTCGAAGCTGGGCACGATTTGCCCCGTCTCCTGTTCCTTGAAGCTGCCTTCGCCGGTGTTGCCGTCGACCAGATAAGTCTGCTTGCCCAGGGCCGTCCGCTCGGGCGTGGTGGCGTTGTTGGCCTTGTGCTCGACCACGTCCTTCTTGCGCGGGTCGACGCCGACCGTCTTGGTCTCGACACCCGCGCCCTTGGCTCCCTGGGATTGGGTGCTGGGGCGGAACGAGCGCAGCAGGCCCTTGGTGTCGGTGAAATATTCGAGGGTCAGAAGCGGCGTCTGGTCGAGCTCGCGGGGATGGAAATGGAGTTCGTCGTCCTGGATGTAGAAGACATAGCCGCTCACGCCGTCGCCATCGCGGTCGCGGGCCTTTTCCGCCAGCTCCTTGAGGAACTGGGCGTCCGAGATGTTGCTCTGGGTGACGCGGAGATGGGTCCCCTTGGTGGCCTTGACCACCGGCGAGAGGCCGTTGGCAGCGGCGATCTGTTCGGCGATTTCCGAATAGAGGATGCCGGGAGCGGGTTTCTGCCAGACTTTTTGGTTCTCCTTGCCCGCCAGTTTGAAGCCCTTGTCGTAGGCCTTGATGCGGATGATCGGATCGCCGTTTTCCGGGAAGTCGTAATCGATGTCCTTGATGACCGCCATCTTGCGCGGAGAGAGGTTCCCCACGTAGCCGAAGCGGGCCACGATCTCGTTGCCTTCCTGGAACAGCGGATCGTCGACGAACTGCAGGTTGCGGTCGGTCACCGACAGTTCGAGGACATCCAGCTCCTCCTCGTTGTCGGTGAAGACGAACGAGGTGATCTCCTGGGTGATGTCCTTCGAGAGGTCTTGCCCCTCGATCTGAATCAGAAATGTCGGCTTGAAGGTATCCAGATCCATACGTCTCTCCGGCGGTTCGCAGTTCCCTGCTTACTTACCGGAAGGCATGGCGAGGTGTCGGATGCTTCAGTCGAGCAGGCGCATCTGGACGTGTTCGCGGGAGGGAATGCGCAGCGCCAGACCCGGCTCGAGCGCCAACGGGAAAAAGATGTCGTTGTAGTCGCAGATGATCCAACAGAGCCGGGCATCACCCAGATAGCGGTGAGCGAGCAGATCCAGACGGTCGCCCTCGACCACGGTGTGCAGGCGGTCGTCGTGTCTGGGGGTGGTGTCGATGCGCTGGCGCATGCCGAGGGAGGTGCCGTCGCTGTCCCGGTAGAGAAGACAGCGGGCGTATCGGGAATCACGGCCGATCATGAACGTACCTCCGACCAGTTGATGGAACGGTCCACATATTCCTCGAGGACGATGTCCACCTCGGCCCGTTGCGGCAGCAGGTTGTCCCGGTCGAACAGGCCGAAGAACCGCGCCTTCACCTGCCGGACGATGCAGGTCACGCCCGGGTAGAGATCGCCGAAGATAAGCAGCACGCGGTGCGGCGCGTTCTTGAGCATGGTTCCGGCGTGCTCCGGATATTGCAGCGAGCGGAGCCAGTCGACCTTCTGCTTCACCGGCCCCTTGAACAGCTCGACCTTGAAGGCGATCCGGCGCGGTTCCCCGGCGACGTACTGGTAGCGCGGATGGCTCATGCCGGGGATTTTGATCGTCGCGTAGTCGGTCGACTTCTCGTCGCTGATGGAGTTGGGGTTGTACTGGAATTCGAGCCGCTCCCCCGTGTCGGCGTCCACCAGATATCCCTTGATGGGCTGTTGATCCCAGGCCATTCCTTACACCTAGGCGATCTCGATGATCGGCTTGCCCAGTTGTCCGGCCCGGTCGAGTTCCAGCCGCATGCCGCTGGAAATGCCGTTGCCGGTGAACGCCCACACCTCGTCGCAACATTCCATGTAGGCCAGGCCGCAGGCGATGCCAGTCTCCCGCTGCTCGGGAACGCTGTCATCGGTGAAGGTTGGATACAACAGGTGCGGCGCGAACGGCGCGTGACCGTTTCTCATGACCCGTCGGCAAAGCGCCTCGGCGACCTTCACGTTTCGGGCTATGTCACCCGCGAACGGGCTGCAGACAAAGATGCGTTTCATCGGTCCTCTCACAGGGTTTCGTAGTTTCTGATCTTCCGCTCCCGAAGATCCTTGTAGACGGCCTCGGCCACCTTCCGGCCATCGATGTTGGTGGTCACGCTCAGTTCCACCGGGCGGTCGGCCAGGCCATCGAGGCGCGAGAGCAGCGATTCCAGAAGCTCGCGCAGACCCGGACCGGCGTCCTCTGCCCGCAGGGGTGTCGCGGGAGCGGTGCGGGCCGGAGCGATCAAGCGTTCGGAAGGCACCGTCTCGGTCAGTCCGGATTGCAGGGGCTTCGCTATCGGAGTCGGCGCGGCCGTCTTGGGCCGCTCGATCCCGGCCGGAGCGGGAGAGGCACTTCCGATTTCCGGTGCCGGTTCCACCGCAAACGGCTGGATGTAGCTCTTACTTACCGGCTCGACGGCCGCCGCGACGGTCTGCACGGTGCCGCTCATCGGTTGTGGGGGTGGCGCGGCCGTGGCCATGACTGGCTGGAGCATCAGCATGGCGCTCAGGGCCTTGGGCACCAGGCGTTCGTCCAGACGCGGCACGAGACTGAGCACGCTTTCGATGATGCGTTGCCCAATCGATTCGGCGGGCGGCGCAGCTCCGAGCGGTTGTTTCTGCTCGGCCGCCTGCGGGACCGGGGTCTGGACTCCCAGCATGGCGCGAGCGGAGGAGAGCAAACCATTGGCGATCCCGGCGCTGCGATCCTTGATCGCCTGAATGCCCGCGCTCGCGCCACTGGAAAGCCTCTGCCAGAGAGATTGACCCTCGGTACCGGCACTGGCAAAGATTCGGCCCACAGCCCCGGGGACGGCAGACAGCGTGGCAACGATCCGGTCGCGAACAGTGACGGCTCCCGTGGCCAGCGCGTCCCAGGCATTGACCTGGGGCGGCGTGATCGCCAGCTCAGGCGTGCCGCCAAACAGGGATTGTTTGAGACCTTCGAAGATGGCACCGGCCTTGGCCGCGACGGTTTGTGCGCCGGAGGTCAGACCGTCCCAGAGTTTTCCGGCCATCCGGAAAGGAGCCGAGGCGGCGTCCATGAGGTTTCCGCCCGCCGTTTTGACCTGCTGCCACGCTCCCGCAGCGGCCGAGAGAATCCCGCGAGCGGCGAAGCCGAACACTTTCGCGGGCAGCGACTGGGTAAGGCTCATGCCGTCGGCGAGGGTCTTGAGCAGCGCGGAACCGGAGGCGGTCAGGCTGGCGAGTGGTCCCTCGCGGGCATCGGAGAACGGCAGCAGATTGCGCAGCTTGCCCAAGGCGTTCTTGAGCATGGTGAAGGGATAGGTCACCGCCGACCAGATCCCTTCGCCAAGGGTGATCAGTAGCTTCTTGCCCGCCTCAAAGAAGGTGGTGTCCCCGGCGAAGAAGGAGCGCACGGTGGCAAACAGATCCCGCAGGGTGCTGATGATCGGCAGATTGAGAATCGCCTGGCCGATCTGTCCGGCGGCGTCGGCCACCAGGCGTCCGATGGAGGTGAAGATCCCGGAAATGAAATTCCAGACACCGACCACCACATCCCGCGCCCACCGGAACGGGGTGGCGAGAAAATCGTAGACCGCGCCGCCGATGACCTTGAGACCGTCCAGCAGGGAAATGTCACCGGTCAGCACCTGCCAGACCGCATAGACAATCTTCCCGGTGGCCATGAAGGCCTCGCCGATCATGCGCACGGGCAACAGGAACTTGTAGATGAACTTGGCCGCTCCGACTAGAGACCCGACGATGATCTTGCCGACCCAGACCACGCTGCGCACCACCACCGCCAGGGCTCTGACAATGAGCGACAGGTTCCAGGCCACGATCTTCAGCGCGAATGCCAGCCCCTGCAGAAGCACACCGGCGACGGTGCCGATAACCGTGCCGAAGGTGCGCCAGGACGACCCGTCGGTTGCGCTGGCGGCCACGCCGAAGATCTCCACCACCGAAAAGACCGCGCTGGCCAGCGCCGCGTAGGCGCTCATCAGGGTGCGGACGGTCGGTTCGAGGATGGCGCGGATGCGGCCAAAGGCATGGGAAAAAGCGCCCCACAATCCGGCCAGGGCCTCACGAACGCGGTAATAGGCCTTGAAGACGGTGACCACGAAGCCCAGCAGTCCGGCGGATTCGAGCTTCTGGGCCAATTCGGCCGACATCTGCCCGACGCCGCCGCTGAGCGAGCCCACCAGCTCTCTGATCCCCTGGAAGACCAGCGAGACCTTGTTCCAGGCCCCGGTGATGACGTCCTGGATGCCGCCGAAGTTAGTTTCCCAGGCGCGTTTGAGTAGATAGACTGAGAGAATCACCCCTGCGATGATCGCGGTGACGGGCAGAAAATAGGTCGCGACCGCCGAACCCACCCCGGCCAGCGCGGCGCTGATGGCCACGAACCCGGCCTTGATGGCGGGAAGCATGAGTCCCACCATGCCCACGGCGGCGGTGACGGCTCCGGCCACGACCAGAATGGTGCCGAGGGCCATGGACAGCCCCAGTACCACCCGGGTCACGCCCGGCATCGATTTGGCCATGCGTTGCAGGAATAGAATGAAGCGGGAGACGCCGTTGATCACCGGCGTGACCACCGGCAGCAGAGTGCGGCCCAGGATTTCGCTGAGGTTGGCCACCTGCTGGCGCAGGAGCAGGAACCGGGCTCCGATGTCCTGGTTCATGGCGTCGGCCATCTGTTCGGTGACCGCCGTGCCGGTCTTCATGGCTCGGCCCACCGACTGGATATTGCCTTCGAGGCTCTCCATGCCCGCCGACATCTGCAGCAGGAACTTGACCGCTTCGTCGGAGCCGAAGGCCTTCTTCAGCTTCACCTGGGCGGCGGCGTTGGAGAGATCGGGGAACTGGCGCTTGATCTCCTGCAGGATGGGAACCACGCCCTTGAGACGGCCGCTGGTGTCGGTGAAGGACAGGCCAAGCTCGTCACCGGCCTCGGCCGCCTTCATGATGAACGCCTTGTACAGCGTGCCCGCCTCGGAGCCGGGCATGGTGGTCTGGAGCTGGCCGAGCACGGCGAGCTGCTCGTTCAGCGGAATGTTGCTCGCGGCCGCCACCGCGCCGATGTTCTTGATGGCGTCGGCCATCTGGGTGCCGTTGGTCTTGAACGAGGCCACGGTCTGCGCCATGGCTCCGGAAAAGGCGGTCGCCCATTCCATGTCGTTCATGTCGGCCATGATGGGCTTGAAGATCCCGTAGGCCGTGGTGAAGGTGCCGACCATCTCCTGGGTGGTGGCCTTGGTCGCCTTGGCGGTCATGGCGGCCATGGAGGTGAAGACGCCCACCGCCTCGTCGCTCAGGCTGGACAGGGCCGATTTAACATCGTAGGTGGCGGTGATGAACGCCGCCTTGTCGGCACCGGACCACTGGTTGGTGAAGGATTCTGCGGCGTTCTCGATAGCCCGGAGGTCCTGCACGCCGAGGGACGCCAGCTCTCCCAGGGCCTTCTGGGTCGCGGCGGTGGAGGCGACCAGGGCGGCGGGCACCGCCATCAGGGCCAGTCCCGCCCCCAGCATCATGGTGCCTTGCTGGATGCGGTCCAGGTTGCGGGTCATCCGCTCGCTGGCATCCGCCACGGTGGAATCGAGGTCCATCATGGAGCCACGGATGCGCTGCGCGTTCTGCGAGAACGCATCCTTCATCGATACCACTATGCCCAGTCCGAGATCGCCGTTCATCTATCGCCGTTCCGTTTGCTCACGTTCAAAATCAAGCTGCCGCTCGAGGGCCTCGACGAACTGACGCCGGACCCTGAGCGGCAGCGAGCGGGTTTCCGACCAGCTCCAGTGCAGTCCGCCGTAAGCGAGAAAGAATGCGTCGCTTACAAGCGAACTCCTGGGAACAAAAAAGACGGTTCGGCCTCCAGGCGGGTGCGGATCTTGGTTCCGCAGCCATCGCATTCGGTCTCCACCGAGGTGTCGATTCCCGCGTCGACCCGCGACATCTCCTGCCGCAGCGCGTTGCGGTCGCGCATCGACATTTCCGACAGGCTCTTCTTGGAAGGGGCCTTGCCGTCGATGTCGAGGATGCGAATGAGCATGGCCGAGGTGATGTTGGGCTCGCGCAGGCTGGCCAGACGCTTTTCCTTGTGGCCGTCGAGATATCCGAAGCGGACGGTTTTCTTCGAGCCGGGCAGCTTGAAGGCGAACTCCCGCTCCTCGCCGTAGGGAGTGACCTTGAGATCCTCGAGATTGACGGTCACGAAGTTGGTCATGCGGCAGGCGCTGTTCGGGCAGCTCAGCTCCAGCTCCACCTCGTCGCCGAGGGAAATCTGGCGCAGGCGGACCAGGGCGAACAGCCGGTCACCCGAGAGCAGATTCATCACCTCGGAAAGATCGGGGTCGGTCTTCTCGCCCAGCCGGACGAAACAATTGCGGAGCACCTGGTTGATCGCCTCTCCGGAGCGGATCAGGCGCTGGTTGGTGAGCAGTTCTTCCTCGGCCCCGGTCATTTCCCGAAGCTCGAGTTCAGTGCCGCTTGGCAGTTCAAAGCTGTACATGGTCGATCCTCCGGTTTAGGTCCAGTATTGGAAGCAGATGGTGAGCTTCTCGATGGTGTTCTCGGTGTTGCCGCCTTCGAGCTCGTCGTATTCGAGCGCCTTCACCCAGGCCCCGTGCAGGGTCCAGCGGCGGGTCTCGTTGCCGGTGCGGTCGTAGCGGACAACGTCGATGTCGCGCATGTAGTCGGCCGGAAGGCCGCCGGTGACGGCGTTCACGTCCACCTGTTTCTTGATCCATTCGCGGGCCGCCTCGTCGGAGCCGTCCTGAAGGGTGCCTTTCTCGAGGGTGATGTCCTCGAACTTGACCCGCCCCGCCACCTTTTGGTCGAACATCGAACCGGCCGGGGCAAAGGCCACTTCCTCGAATTCGGTTTTGGGCTCCTGTCCCTTGTGGAACAGGGCCACGTCGAAGCCGTTTACCTCGATGGCGAACTGCCAGTTCTGGTAAAGGCTCTTGGGCATGTTTCCGCTTCTCATAGCCGTGTTCTCCCGTTAGATGATTTCTTTGAAGTCCGCGCCGGTGCTGGTCAGGATGAAGTTCAGCTCGATAAACTCCGCCGTCTTGGTCGGCTTGACGAACACGCGGGCCACCATTTCGTTGCGGTCGATGACCGCCGGGGTATTGGTCTCCTCGTCGCACTGGAAGGCGAAGTCGTAGAGGCCGCCCTTGTCCTTGATGTCCTGCAGGAAGGGATTGATCAGGCGGCCGAGGGCACGCCAGGTCTGGGGATGGTTCGGCTCGAACACCACGAAGCGGGAGGATTCCGAGATGGCTTCCTCCATGAACATCATCAGGCGGCGGACGTTGATGCGGTCCACGGCCGAGGGCTGGCTCTGCAGTGTCTTTTGGCCCCAGATGTTGATGCCGGTGTCGGGGAACACGGCGATGACGTTGATCCCTTCCGGATAGAGCACATCGCGCTCGCCACGGCTGGTCTTGTAGGCCAGGGAGAGCGTGTTGAAGATGCGGCCACGGTCGATACCGGCGGGCGCGTTCCAGACGTTGGTCTTCTGGTCGCTGCGGGCGATGCAGCCCGCCACCGCGCCGCAGGGCGGCACCAGCTTCTTGCGCGAGTTGACCGGGTCGCTGATCTCCAGCCAGGGGTAGTAGAGCGCCGCGTAGGAGGAGTTGAATGCCGCGTGGCTGTACATCCCTTGTCCCTTGCGGAAGTCGACCGCTTCGAGCGGCTCCAGGTGCATGGGCGTGTCGGCGATGAACAGCAGGTCCTTGCGCCCCTCGGCATAGGCGATTCCGGCGTTGATGATCGGTACCGTGGTGACGCCGGGGACCATCAGCAGATTCAGGGCGTCGATCTCGTCAAAGCCATAGAGACCGGTATGCTGCGAGGGATCGCCGATGAAATCCGCATCGGCCAGATCGGTCAGCCCGTTGTCGCCGCCGCTGAGCGTGAACACGCCCAATCCTGGACGGTCGCCGGGCGTTCCCGTTGCTGTGGCCAGATCCTGGACCAGGATGAAATCCGAGCGGTCGTTGATCGCCAGCTCCACATGGTTCGGCAGCGTCTCATCCATGCTCAGATCCTTGAACACCTCGACCGCATCGCCTTTGTGCCGGACCACCAGGTTGAAATGGTTGGCCGGGTCAAGGGAGCCATCCTCGATGGAGACGGAGAGCCGGTCGCCCCAGACGCCTTCGTTCACGGACTCGATCCGCAGGGTATCGGCAGGCGTGGCCTCCCGGTTCTGCAGGACGACGGATGCCTTGAGCGCCGTCAGGGTGTCCCGGTCGGTGGGATCGGTGAGATGGGCAATGCGGATGACATAGAGGACCGAGCCGCCGTTGTCGAAAAATGCCCGGGCGGCGTAGGCCAGATAGCTCTCATTGATGTAGGAGCCGAAACGGTTGATGAACTGCTCCCAGCTCGTCACCAGTATGGGCTTGTTGATGGGGCCTTTCTCGGCCACCCCGACCATGGCGGCCGACGAAGTCGAGATCTGCTTCACATAGAAACTGAAGTCCGTTTCCCGGGTGTAAATCCCGGGCGATAGATAGGTCGGCATGGTTATTTCCTCCGCTTGCTGGTGGTCTTGGCCTCATCGGCTGCGGCGTCATCGGTTGCCGTGGGCTTTTCCGGTTCCGGTTCCGCGCCGCCGGTCAGGTCGGTGATGCGCACCAGGCCGCGTTTCCCGGCGGTCTTGATCTCGGCGGAGAGGTCCTTGCGGGCGATGCTCTTGCGTTCTCGCGGCCCGAGGTGAAGGGTTCCCTGGCCGGAGAGGTTGAACGTCAGGGGTTGGAACTGCAGGTTTCTGATCTCGATCACGGTTGTTCTCCTTTACGGTTGAATGGTTCGTTGCTCTGTCACGTCGCCGTGACCAACCGGCAGGACAGCCGGTTGGCACGACCGCAGGTCGCCCCGAAGGGGTGGAGCACAGGGATGTGCGACATGAAACTGGAAGGTCCGGTCCCGGATCAGCCGACCGTCGCGCAGGTCGCCGTCGTACACCGGGCAGGATTCGATGCGGATGCGTCCGGAGCTTTGCCGGAGGTTGGAGAGGTTCACCCGGGCCAGGCCGCCCAGAGGAACCAGTTCGGTAAGATTCAGGCTGCCCTGGTCGGTGATGGCGATCTCCGGGTGAAGCTGGAGGAACCGCGAAACCGATTCGTGAAAACCGAGCAGTTCGGCCTCCCGATCCACGGTCACCACCAGGTCGAAATCGAGGTGATAGAGACGGGGAAACCGGCACTCCTCGAAACTCAGCTCCGGGACATTCTTCTCGAACAGGCGGCTCTGGCTGCGGCGGAAACGGTCTTCCGTCAGCTTCGGCCCCTGGAGGATGACGCTGGGGGTGCGCTGGACCTCGAACAGGTCATCCGGGAACACCAGCACGGTGTCCGGGTGGATGGCCTGTTTGGCCAGGCGGATCAGGGTTTCTGTGACGGTCTGTATCGTGCTCAAGGGACGCCTCCGTTTTCTGCCTGGTTACTTACCGGAAGCGCTGGGGATGTGTCGGAGGCTCAAAGCGCGGAGCGGATCGCCTCGCGATAGTTCTGGAGGATTTGCTCGCGGTACTTCTCCATCACCGGATGCAGAAAGGGTCTGGCGGGGATGACGATGGTCGCGCCGTTGGGATGTTTGATGGTGGCCCCGTACTCCATGACGGCACCGATGTTCACCATGTCTTCACCGTCCTTGTTGACGGTGCCGCGCAGCAGTCCGACGAACGCCTTGTCGGCCATGATCTTCTGGGTGATAGCGTTGACGAGAAAGCCGGTGTCGATGAGCGCCTTGCTGGAACCTTTGCGCTCGATGGTGCTCTCGGCGAGCTTCACGAAGGCCTGTCCGCCCGGGGCCTGGGAGCGAATCCCCCGCTGGATCTCGCGCACCAGAAAAAGGGCGTTGCGGATCGTGGCCTGTCGCAGGGCCGTGGCCAGACGTGGCCCCATGCCGGTGGTCAGCTTGGCGCGGGCCTTGTCCCAGTCACCGGTCCGCCTAACGCCCATTGAGCTTCACCAATTGCAGGTTCTTGTGAGTGACGGTGCCGAAGAAGTGTTCTTCTTCCACACTCTGTATGCGATAGGTTTCCCTGTCTGCGGCCAGGCGGTCTTCACCCCGGACATCGGCATTCGGAAGGACACAGGCGAGCGCGTCAATCTTGCCGCTCAACTCCTCCGGCGGGGTTTCGTTCAGTTCGAGGGGGATGACGGAGATTTCCGTGTATTCGGCATCGTCGGTGCCGTAGAGCCGCTCGCCGGGAACCACCCGCAGGACGCGTGCGGTCTGGCCCGAGGAGAGGATCAGCCGGGCGACGTCGGCCACGGCTTCAGCGCGTTCCCGGTCATTCAACAACATCGAGGTCTATCCCTTGTTCGTAGATGACCGGAGTGAGTCCGCTCGGGGTCAGGATGTAGGATTCAGGATCAACCTGCGCGGTAGGTAACAGTTCGGCGATGCGTTGCCGGTAGTCCGCGAGCAGATCGGCCTCGAGCTTGGCCCAGTGGCCGGGCTGGCCGGTTTTGTCCACCCGCTTGTCGCCGCTGGAAAAGGAAAAGGCGTTGGCGGTGGCCGAGCGCATAACCTGGCACGCGTGGATCTGCGCCATGATCACCAGGAGCTCGCGAACCTCTCCGGACGGCTCTGGGGTAATCTCTCCGGCCGTGACCGTCAGCGATTGGTCGAGATCGCGCCCAAGCCGGAAAACGGCCTTCCGGACGCATCTCTCCAGAGTCTGGTCCTCGAAGAGAGATGAGCCCGGGTCGGACAGGTCGAGCCGCAGGTCGGCGATCAGGTCACTCAGCAGCACCTTGCAGGCCCTCCAGACGGCTCTTGAGCGCGTCGATCACCGTGCGGCGTTTCTCGGTTTCCATGTAGCCTTTGAGGGTCTCTGGATTGGCTTCCTCGTTGACCCTGGAGATGGCGTCGGTGGCTGAGAGTTTGCTCAGGTCCACCGGTTCCGCGTCTTGGTCTGGCTCTGGAGGGGCGAGCGGTTCCTGCTTCGGTTTGTCGGTCATGGCCAGGCGGCCGTTCTTGAGCGCCGCCTGGATCTGCTTGGTGAGACGTTCCACCTCGACCACCTGACCGGGTTTGAGCTTCAACCCGGCGTCGGGGATCACCAGAACGCCGGGACGGATGTTCTTGATTCGATTCATGTCACGTCACCTCCCGGATTACGGAACCAGTTTGACCTTGGCCATGATGTCGGGGCGGGTAATGCCCTGACCGATCTCGGACCACACCAACCAGCCGGTCTTGAAGCGGGTCTTCTGATCGATGGACTCCGTCTTCAGGTTTTCGCGCACCGGCATCTTTCCGACCTCTTCATCCGGGACGATGATGATCTCGTCCAGCGGCATGGAGGCCGTCAACAGAATGCCGCCGGTGCCGTAGTTCTTGATGACGCCCTTCTGACGCAGCTCGAGCTTGGTCTGGGGATCGAGGTTCCAGCCGCGCATGTCGTTGAAACGGCGGCCGCGCATGACGATGTACTTCACCGACAGCTCCAGATCCTCGATGATCGAGATGGCCTCGTTCAGTGCATCCTCGGTGAGCAGGTCGCCGGTGACCTCGATGGTGTTGGCCGCCGGGATGGCCGAGGACAGCACCGAAATGGTGCGGCGGTCCATCTCCTTGCGGATGGCGTCGGCGGCGCTGGTCTGAATGTCCATCAGCGTGCCGATGTTGCCGTTTTTGAGGACGGAAACGTCCACCATCGGGTTGGAGTGGATGCGGTTGGTGGGGAACTCGACCTCGTCCTTGCCCACCTCCTGCTCCTGGGCGTCGCCGTCCTTGCTGATCCAGTGGGCCTTGACGGTCGGTTTCTTCTGGTAGACCGGACGTTCGCCCTTGGGCAACGTGTGCTTGGTGAGCAGCAGCGAGGAGATCTCCTTGCGCTTGATCTCCTGTTCGATGGGCGCGGCGATGGCGGCGGCAAGCGCCCGCATGCCTTCGGGCGACTCGAGAGCCTCGCTCATGAGCCGCGCCATGGTTTCCATGTACTCCTGGGAGTGGATCTTCAACTGATTGGTTTTCATGTGCGTTGGCTCCTTGGGTTAGACGAGCAGGCGGAATTTGAGGACGCCGCTCTGTACGGAAATGGCGTGGGCGACGACGTGCTCTCCGGCCGCGACGCCGTTGGTCAGGCGACCGTTCGCCGAAACTTTCAGGTCGTCTCCGGCGACGACGGTCCCTTCGAAGGCGTCGGTCTCGTAGACGCCGCCATCGCAGTAGATACCGGGCATTTCGCCACCGGCGTAGTCCTTGATCAGGATGCCGAAGGAGCGCTTGGTGGGATCGGTGTTGACGGCGAACAGGTCGTCGCCGACCACGCGGACCACCTGGCCGAG